TTGGGTAATCCCAACCTGAAAAAGGCTGGGACCCCAATACAATTTACAAAGAAGCAAATTGATGAGTGGATCAAGTGTAAGAATGATCCCATCTACTTTGCGATGAACTATATAAAAATCATCTCTCTTGACGAAGGTTTGGTGCCTTTTGAGATGTATGATTTTCAAAAAAAGATTTTGAGTGATTTTCATGAGACAAGATTCAACATCGCAAAGCTCCCAAGACAAACAGGAAAGTCTACTACTGTTGTCGCTTATCTTCTTTATTATGCAATTTTTTACGATAGTGTTAATATTGGTATTCTTGCAAACAAGGCATCTACCGCTAGGGAACTGCTAGGAAGATTACAACTTGCTTACGAGAATCTACCAAAGTGGATGCAACATGGTATCCTTGTATGGAACAAAGGTAATGTCGAACTTGAGAACGGATCAAAGATTCTGGCTGCTTCTACATCTGCAAGTGCTGTCCGAGGCATGTCGTTCAATATCCTCTTCCTCGATGAATTTGCGTTCGTTCCAAACCATGTTGCGGAGCAATTCTTTGCCTCTGTTTATCCTACTATTACGTCTGGTAAATCAACGAAGGTCATAATCATTTCCACGCCAAATGGAATGAATCACTTCTACAAAATGTGGGAGGATGCAAGGCGTGGTAAGAATGATTATGTAACAAACGAAGTCCACTGGTCGCAGGTCCCAGGAAGGGACTCTAAGTGGAAAGAAGAAACAATTAAAAACACATCACTCAGACAGTTCGCACAGGAATTTGAGTGTGACTTCCTTGGGTCTGCTGACACTCTAATCAGTCCAGCAAAACTACAGAATATACCGTTCCACGATCCGATTGCTAGCAATGCAGGACTTGATGTTTACGAAAGAGTACAAGAGGGTCACGAATATATTATTACTGTTGACGTTGCCAGAGGTATCGGTGGCGACTACAGTGCTTTCGTCGTGTTTGACATTACCACTGTTCCGTATAAAATCGTTGCGAAGTACAGAAATAATGAAATCAAACCTGTCTTGTTTCCATCGGTAATTTTTCAGGTAGCAAAAGAATATAACAACCCATACATTCTGGTAGAAATAAATGATATCGGTGATAGTATCGCTGCTACTCTTAACTATGATTTGGAATATCCTAATGTGCTTATGTGCGCTATGCGTGGCAGGGCAGGTCAAGTCGTCGGACAGGGATTCTCAGGAAACAAAACACAACTAGGTGTCAAGATGAGTGTGACCGTAAAGAAAATTGGTTGCGCTAACCTCAAAGCTATTATTGAGGAAGACAAGTTATTGTTCAACGATTTCAATATCTTCCAAGAGCTTACCACATTTGTTCAAAAGAAACAAGCATGGGAAGCAGATGAAGGATACCATGATGACCTTGTAATGTGTATGGTATTATTTGCATGGTTGGTCATGCAGGAATACTTTAAAGAGATGACCGACCAGGACATTAGAAGAAGGATCTATGAAGAACAACGCAATCAAATTGAGCAAGACATGGCTCCTTTTGGCTTTATTGATGACGGCATGGGTGACGATACCTTCGTGGATGGAGACGGAACTGTGTGGTATGGAACAACTCAGGAAGAAGTATCCTATATGTGGAACTACTAATGGATATTGGAGATCAATTCAGTCTGGAGCATCTGCTGTTCACTGAACGCAAGTGTAGAACTTGTGGTAAAAGCAAAGATCTCCTAACAGATTTTTATTTGGTTCGTAAGCATAAAAAAAGTATGCGATCTGCATACTCATACGAATGCAAGCAATGCACAAAAAAACGAATACTCAGTGCAAGAAAAACTGACCCCGACAGGTGGGGATATCCTGACTGGTAGTATGTTCATGCATGGTTTCCCCGCTGAAATTGTCCTAAACAATAAATAATTTCAGGTTAATTGGATATTCTATAGGAGTCTAAACATGGCAAGTCAAGTCTCGCCTGGTGTTGTTCTTAGAGAACGCGACCTATCGAACGCTGTTGTTGTAAATACAACCAGCATTGTTGGCGCATTCGCTTCCACATTCCAAAAAGGTCCTGTTGGAGAGGTAAGAACTATCTCTTCTCAGAAAGATCTACTAGAAACTTTCGGTAAACCCGTCGATGCTAACGCAGAAGACTGGTTTGTAGCATCGGAATTCTTGGGATATGGCGGACAACTGGCGGTCGTCAGAGCAGAAACTGGCGCTCTCAACGCAACTGACGACGGGGTAGCACTCTTAGTCAAGAACGATGCAGATTGGGAAGGTGGTACAGGTACATCTAAAAAATTCGTAGCACGCTCCGCTGGTCTCTGGGGTAATTCCCTTAAGGCAGTTGTCGTAGACGCTGGTGCTGACCAGTATGTCACTTTCGGCGCTGCACCTGCAGGCATCGGCGTTGGCGATTCTATCACATTTACTGGTGGCGTAACTGCTAAGGTTCTTAGCTACAACGCTGCTACTCTTACTGCTGCTGTTGTGCTTGCTGCTGGTGCTGCAAGACTAACAACTGCAGACACACTCGACACTCCTGATACTGGTGTCGCTGCATCTACCACTGGTCTCGTCGGTGGCACTGGATACCAAGCAGCAACTAGTGTTGCAACCACAGGTGGTTCGGGAACAGGTTTGACTGTTGACACTGCAGTTTCTGCTGGTGTTCCTCAGGCAATCACCCTGACCTCTGGTGGTACAACCTACGCTACTGGTGCTAATATTGCAACCTCTGGTGGATCTGGTAGTGGTCTAACCGTTGATGTTGTTGTTGCTGCTGGTGTTATCCAAACAATTGCAATCAACTCCCCTGGATCTGGTTACCTTGTTGGTGATACTGTCACTGTTGTTGGTGGTGGTTCTAACGGTACTTTCACAGTTGATATTGTTGAGGGTCCTGTAACTGGAGTTATCATTAATGCAGGTGGCGTTGGTTATCTGGTTGGAGATACAATCACCGTTACTGGTGGTGGTTCTGATGCAACCTTTGAGGTTGCTAGCGTAACCGATACCGCAATTGCACTAACCGCTGTTAGTGACTGGTACACCAACACAATCATTCCTGGCACAACTCTAACACTTGCTGCTATTGGTCCTCGCCCTGGCACATCTGCATATGCATCTGCTCGTAGTATCAGCAAGGACGAAGTTCACGTTGCTATCATCGACACCACAGGTAATGTCTCTGGTGCTGCTGACACAATTGTAGAGCGTCTGACATATCTCTCCAAACTATCTGATGGCAAGTCTGCAGAAGGTGCTAACACCTACTACAAGTCTGTAATCAACGATCAGTCTGACTATCTCTATCACGGTGCTGCACTTGCAACCGTTGTTTCTGGTGCTGCATGGAATGCCGAGTCTGGTTCCACCTCTGGTGAGATGGGTCTAGTTGGCGTGAGCGGAACTGATCTTTCTGGTGGTCTTGATGACTATGAGTACACCGCTGGTGAAATCTCTGGTGCATATGATGAGTTTGCTGACTCTGAAAGTGTCAATGCTGACTTCATCCTAATGGGTGGTTCTCTTGCTAATGAGGCAGATACTAAAGTCAAGGCACTCAAGGCAATTGCTATTGCTGCAGGTCGCAGAGACTCTATCGCATTCGTTTCTCCACACAAAGGAAACCAAATCGGTGCTGCTGGTGCTCTAACTACCAATGAGCAGAAAGAAAGAACTCTGGCATTCTTTGATGGAATGACCTCCACATCTTTCGCAGTATTCGATAGCGGTTACAAGTACATGTACGACCGCTTCAATGACAAGTATCGCTATGTACCTTGCAACGGTGATGTTGCTGGTTTGTGCGTGAACACTTCTGCTGTTCTAGATGACTGGTTCTCCCCTGCTGGACTCAACAGAGGTGGACTTCGTAACGCAGTAAAACTAGCATACAACCCAACCAAGGCAGACAGAGACGAACTGTATTCTGCAAGAATCAACCCAATCGTCTCCATGTCTGGTAGCGGCATTGTTCTATTTGGTGACAAGACTGCACTGGCTTCGCCATCTGCATTCGACCGCATCAATGTTCGTCGTCTCTTCCTCAACATTGAGAAGAGAGTTGAAGGACTTGCTAAGGGCGTTCTCTTTGAACTCAATGATGAACTCACCCGTGGAAACTTCTCTGCTGCAGTTAATGCATACCTAAGTGAAGTTCAAGCAAGACAGGGACTCCAAGATTACTTGGTCGTCTGTGATACTTCCAACAACACACCTGATGTAATTGATCGCAATGAGTTTGTTGCAGAACTATTCCTGAAACCAACTCGTTCTATTAACTATGTAACAGTAACCTTCACAGCAACTAGAACTGGTGTCTCGTTCGCTGAAGTCGTAGGACGCTGATTTTAAACCGTTACACTAAATAGTTCAAAGAGGTTAAACAAATGGCAATTACTAGTAACGTCGAAGGATTCTTGCAAAAGGTTCAGCATGGCGTTAGACCGAATATGTTTGAAGTGGGGATCACATTCCCCACTGGGATTACTCCCGAAGGTGGTCTTGTAAACATGCTGTGCAAATCTGCTGCACTTCCTGCTTCTAGCGTTGGAACAATTGAGGTTCCTTTCCGTGGTAGAACAGTTAAGATTGCGGGAGACCGTACATTTGATAACTGGACCGCAACCTTCATCGTTGATGAAGGCATGAAGATTCGTGCTTACTTTGAGAAGTGGCTCGATCTCATCAACTCCCATGAAGACAACACTGGACAACTCTTCCGTCCTTCTGGTGCTGACGCATTTGCTAAAGATGTATATGTCACACAGAAGAGAAAGGATGACAGTGCTGGTGGTGCAGATCTCAGAAAGTATCATCTGTGGTATGCATTCCCAACTAGCGTTTCTCAGATCGATCTTGCTTATGACAGCAACGATCAGATTGAAGAGTTCAGTGTTGAGTTCCAGTATTCTTACTGGACCGTAGACGAGGGTGGAGAAGCTGGCATCACTGTCGGCACCTGATTTATCATTTTCTAGGATGACTAAATAGTCATACTAGTCGTTGAGCGATTAAATAATGAGTCAGCTATTTGGATTTCAAATTAACAGAAAGGAGGGAAAGAAGGGTCAGTCCCCTGTCCCTCCTTCTGCTGACGAGCCCGTTGCAGTTGCTGCAGGGGGCTATTTTGGTACGTATGTAGATCTTGATAATAACGGCAGGGACGAGTTTGAACTTGTCCGTCGCTATCGTGACATGGCACTACACCCCGAGGTTGATAGTGCTGTTGATGAAGTTGTGAACGAGTTTGTTGTTAGCGATAACAATGACAGTTGTGTTGATATTAATCTTGAAAATCTAGACACTGGTGCTGGAGTCAAGAAAAAAATTCGTGATGAATTTGATTACATTAAAAGACTTCTAAACTTTGATAATCGCTCACATGAGATTATCAGAAACTGGTATGTAGACGGTAGACTATTCTACCACAAGGTTATTGATCTAGAGAATCCTAAAAAGGGCATCCTTGAGTTGCGCTATATTGATCCTCTCAAGATCAAAAAGATTAGACAAAAACTAAAGTCAGGTCCTGGTAGATCACTCACACCTGCAGAACAACAGTCTGCTAAGGTATATGAGTGGGGTGAATATGTAGATTACTATCTGTACAATCCACGCGGATACATTCGTGGTGGTGCTTTAGGTCCAGTTGGAGATATGTCCAACAACCAAGGCATTAAAATTGCAGTAGACTCTATTACATTTTGTTCTTCTGGTCTTCAAGATCTAAACAAAAGACTTACACTAAGTTTCCTACACAAAGCAATCAAGTCTCTCAATCAACTTAGAATGATTGAAGACGCTTTGGTTATCTACAGATTGTCTCGCGCACCTGAGCGTCGCATCTTCTACATCGATGTTGGCAATCTACCTAAAGTCAAAGCGGAACAGTATCTCCGTGATGTGATGGCACGCTATCGTAACAAACTAGTTTACGATGCCAGCACTGGAGAGATTCGTGACGACAAAAAGCACATGAGTATGCTTGAGGATTTCTGGTTGCCTCGTAGAGAGGGTGGTCGTGGTACTGAAATTACTACGCTGCCTGGAGGACAGAACCTTGGCGAACTTAAGGATGTTGAGTATTTTAAAAAGAAACTTTTCAACTCACTCAACCTACCACCTTCCCGTCTCACAGACGACAATAAAGGATTCAATCTTGGTAAAACCACTGAAGTTCTCCGTGACGAACTTAAGTTTACCAAGTTCATTGGTCGTCTCCGTAAGCGATTCAGTGAGATGTTCCATGACATGCTCAAGACGCAACTCATCCTCAAGGGAGTAATCTCCCCTGAAGATTGGGATGATATGAAGGAGCATATTCAGTATGACTATCTCTTTGACAATCATTTCAACGAACTAAAGGAACTTGAGATGACTACACAGCGCATGGCGCTAGTCACTCAAATGGATCCATTCGTTGGTAAGTATTTCTCCATCGAACACATTCGTAAGAACATCCTTGTGCAGTCTGAGAACGACTTTAAGGAGATTGATAAGCAGATGAACTCTGAGATTAATTCTGGACTTGCTATGAATCCTGCCGATGTCAATACATTTGACATGATGGATCGTCAAAATACAGCATTCCAACCAGAGATTCAAGCACAACAAGCTGATGATGCTCACTCTAGAGAACAAGAAAAAGCGGACGACGCACATCAAAAACAACTTGACATGGTAAAGGCACAACCTAAACCTTCGAGTAATACTAAATAAATTATAGTGTGATTAATATCATGGCAGATCAAGTTAACCCTGAATCTGAAGTTGTGGACATCGTTACAGCAATTTCAGACAATAAAAGATCGGAAGCAATTGATGCTATCCAAGATCTTTTGTATGCTAAAGCGTCTGATGCTATGACAGCATACAAGCAAGTCGTCGCAAAGACGTACTTTGATGAACCAGTAGGAGAAACTCCAAATGAAACTGATAACGGAACAGATTGAAAATGTAAAGGTTATCACCGAAGGTGCAGGTGATAGCAAAAAACTTTATATCGAAGGCGTATTCCTTCAGTCTGAACTGAAGAATCGTAACGGAAGAGTCTATCCTTTTTCCGTATTGGAAAGAGAGGTTAATCGTTACAATGAAGAGTACATTTCTACGAAGCGTGCTCTAGGTGAACTTGGTCACCCAGATGGACCTACTGTAAATCTGGACCGTGTGTCCCATAGAATCATGTCTCTCAAAGCAGAGGGTACTAACTTCATGGGTAAAGCACAAATCCTAGATACCCCAATGGGTAGAATTGCTAAGTCTCTATTAGACGAAGGTGTTCAACTTGGTGTTTCTTCCCGAGGCATGGGTAGTATCGATAAGCAAGAAGGTGTTAGCTATGTCAGAGATGACTTCATGCTTGCTACTGCTGCTGATATTGTAGCAGATCCTTCTGCGCCAGACGCTTTTGTCAATGGCATCATGGAAGGCAAAGAGTGGGTATGGGACAATGGAATCCTTAAAGAGTCCAAAGTTGCTAAATACCAAAGATACATGAGCGAGTCTACTCGCCGCAATCTGGAGGAAAGAACACTTCAAGTGTTCGAGAATTTCCTCGCGGGGTTGTAATCTATAAATAAAGATATAATCATAACATTTACGGGAAGACTCAAAATGTCAGATATGTTAAACGAAAAGTTTGAGGAGTTTCTGGGCGAGCAGCAGGTCGTTATGGAAGCGGGAGCACAGGATCCCATGCCTAGTGTTACTGCCACAGTAATTCCTGGTACAGGTTCAGATCCCTCAGCCGTTTCGGGTGATCCACAGCAACGCGGCGGTGGAAAAGATCCTATGCCAACCGTCCCTCCTTCTGTAGCAAACGGTCAGTCTGTTACTGATTTAGGTGGTTCGCAATCCAAACCTCTCCATAGCAACAAAGAAGAAGGTGAGGAAAATCCTGGCGCTAAAGCATCTGCTCCTGTTTCTCAGGACGGCAGCGTAACATCTACCTCTGGTAAACCAGGCAAAGATCCACAACCTTCTGTCGGTGCTGAAGTATCTTATGGCACCAAAAAAGGTCCTGATGTTGCATATCCAATCAAGCCTTCCTTTGAGGAAGTTGATCTTTCCGCAGATGTTAACGCTCTCCTAGAGGGCACCGAACTCACCGAAGAGTTTGCCGAAAAAGCTACGACTATTTTTGAAGCAGCAGTTAAGGCAAAACTCTCCGAAGAGTATGACAGACTTGTAGAACACTTTGCTACCGAACTCGACAAGCAACTCGCTGAAGCTAAAGCTGAGATGTCTGAAGAGGTTAATGGCACTGTGAACTACGCTATTGGTCAATGGGTTGAACAAAACCAAGTTGCTATTGACCGTGGCATCAGAAATGAGATCACTACAGACTTCATCGCAGGTCTCAAGGGTCTCTTTGAAGAGCACTACATCTCTATTCCCGACGAGAAAGTCGATGTTGTAGAGGGTATGGCTGAATCGATTCGTGAAATGGAAGAGCGCCTAGACGAACAGGTCAAGGCTAATGTGAAACTACAGAATCGTCTTAATGAATCTGCAAAAGCGATCATCGTGAAAGAAATTTCCGAGGGTCTTGTAGATACACAGAAAGACAAACTAGCTGCTCTCGCTGAGGGTGTTGACTTTGTTTCTGAGGAAGAATTTTCTAAGAAACTCACCACCATCAAAGAGTCTTACTTCCCTAAAGAAAAGACTACTGTCAGCGAAGTATCTGATGAGACACCAGTTGAGTCCGAGGCACAGTCTCCAGCAATGGCGGCATACCTGCAGGCACTCTCCCGCTGGTCTAATAATTGATATCACTAATCTAAAGAGCAAACAACGGAGTAAACTAAAATGTTTAACGCACAAGCTCTAACGGAAAAGTGGGCACCTGTTCTAGGTCATGAGAGCGCAGGCTCTATCAAAGACAATTATAGAAAGGCTGTTACCGCTGTTCTGTTAGAAAACCAAGAGAGATTCATGCGCGAAGAGCGTGGAATGCTCAACGAAGCAGGTGGCGCTGCAGGAAACATCGCTGGCGCTATCGGTGGTAACGCACTATCTGGTTCGGGTCTAACCACCCAAACTGGCGGTCTTGCAGGTTTCGATCCTGTAATGATCAGCCTTATCCGTCGTGCAATGCCTAACCTAGTTGCATATGACATCTGTGGTGTCCAGCCTATGTCTGGTCCTACAGGTCTCATCTTCGCAATGAAGTCGCACTACGAAGGTCGTGGCGGTGCTGAAGCACTCTACAACGAGCCCGACAGCGACTTCTCTGCAGGTTATGATGCATCTGCAAACGCATACGACACAGCAAATCCAGTTGCAGGTAGCAACCCTGGTCTCCTCAACAACAGCGGTACTTACGATCGTGGCGTTAAGCCCATGGCTCGTGAAGATGCTGAGGCACTCGGAGAAAGCGGAAAGCTCTTCAGAGAAATGTCGTTCAGCATTGAGAAGACTTCTGTGACTGCACAGTCCAGAGCTCTCAAGGCAGAATACACCCTGGAACTGGCACAGGACCTTAAGGCAATTCATGGTCTTGATGCTGAGCAAGAGCTCGCTAACATTCTGTCTAGCGAGATCCTTGCTGAGATCAACCGTGAAGTTGTTAGAACTGTCTACACCATCGCTAAGCCTGGTGCTCAGAACAACACTGCTAACGCAGGTCGCTTCGACCTCGATGTTGACTCCAACGGTCGTTGGTCGGTTGAGAAATTCAAGGGACTCATGTTCCAGATTGAGCGCGACGCTAACGCAATCGCTCAAGAGACTCGTAGAGGAAAGGGCAACTTCATCATCACATCTGCTGATGTTGCTTCTGCACTCGCTATGTCTGGTACGCTTGACTACACCTCTGGTCTAACTGGTGCTGGTGGTCCTTCCATCGGTGAAGTTGATGACACTGGTAACCTCCTTGTCGGCACCATGAACGGCAGAATCAAGGTCTTCGTTGATCCTTACTCTGCTAACGTTTCTAACACCCACTACTACGTAGTTGGTTATAAGGGTTCTTCCCCATATGACGCAGGTCTATTCTACTGCCCATATGTTCCCCTCCAGATGGTCCGTTCGATCGGTCCTGACACCTTCCAGCCCAAGATTGGCTTTAAGACCCGCTACGGCATGGTCGCAAACCCATTCGTTGTACAGTCTAACGGTACACCTGATGCTGAAGCACTTACCGCTTCCCGCAACCAGTATTACCGTCGTGTTCTGGTTGAAAACCTCATGTGATATTGGTTCACAATTCAACACAAGGCACCCCTCGGGGTGCCTTTTTTATTAAATAGACATATATTACATAAGGTTGAGTATGAAATCACATATGCAGTATTTAATTTGGGCATCTGTTGTCGCACAACTACAAAAAACTGGCGAAACTCATTCTCCTTATTATAATACAGCATATGGCAAAATGAAACTCAACGAACCATCGCAAAATGCTAATGAGAGGTCAAGTAACTAAAGTTGATATCCTTGCAAGGATCATGAAATTGAAAACTTCGTTGTATAATGAACATACTCATTATGCCTGGTCAGAGGATCAAAAGTATTCTGCTCAGTGTGCATTAAGTGAAGTGCTAGATATCCTAAAGGAATACAGACTATGAATCAAGACTGGAGATACAGTGAAGAACGCATGAAACTCAGAGCAGATGTATTTGTTTTACTCTCAAAGAAATACTTTACTCTGAAGCATTCAAAAAATCTATATGAGTTCTGTCATGACTGGGTGAGTCAGGGTAATCAAACTACTGACGGTGTTGAAAAAGCGTTTGTTAAGTATCTAGAGTCTATTAAATGAAAATTCACTCACAATTTTTTGGAGACGATGGAGTTAGGGAAGCAAAAGTATGTTATGTAACTGATGAGTCGTATCATCACTACAAAGTATTTTGTATTACAGATAAAGCATCCCACACAAAACAATTCAGTCAAAAGATTGACGCTGAAGAATACGCAGAAAGTTGGGTCTTAGACACATGAACGAAGGAGATCAAGAAGCAAAGTTTACTAAAGAAGATGAACAACTTTTGAGGCAAGCCATGGCATTCTTGAAGCATCGTGAGCTTTGCCAAGAACCATTTGATGGATATTGGGAGGATGGTGATGACATATAAATTACTTTTGTGCCTTTCGCCACTACTTATCATCTTCATACTAATGAAATTTATTGTTTGGATTAGTGCGGTCAATACTGAATCGGGTTATGTCAGAAAAGAACCTTTACGAAAACGAGGACCCTACCTGGAAAATCCATATGCAGATGTTGACGAAGAGGAAGAAGAATATGGAGATCGCACAGACTATCGATGAGGCATTGTTGGAGTGGTATTCCGAGCAAGGTAGAGATGTTCCACAATGGAAACGGAGAGATCCACAATGGTGGATCGATTATCTACGCAGTTTAGGAATGGATCCTAACAATCCATGAGTGCAGAAGAACCAGCATTATACACAATGACATTATCAATAGAAGACATTCATCTTCTATATCATTGTGTTTGCAAACGACTAGAAACCTGGGAGGGATCTCCTTCCAGGCATCCAACAGAACAAGAGCATCTGTGGTATCTAAAGAACCAACTATACAGAGCAGTATTAGATTACAAGTTTCACGACATGTGATAAATACTAGGTAGCTTGGGAAGTTGACATGCCTGCTGAATGGTACAAAGAGCAGCCAACAAATAGAAATTATCTATCTCCAGTAGGTTTCCAATTTAAGTTGGAAAAATTTTCGGGGGTAGATTTTTTCTGTCAAGGTGTAAACATCCCTGATGTTTCTATGCCAGTTGCAAACCTAGGCAGTAAGTTCAGAAACATTCCCATCCCTGGGAGTGGTGGTGTTGAGTATGGTGACCTTACAGTTACTTTTCTGATTGACGAAGACTTCAACAACTTCATGACAATCCAAAACTGGATCCGTAAGTATGGATTGAGTGAGGGTCATAGCGACGGTCCTGACGACCAGTCTGCTGGTGTTCTACAGATTCTCACATCAAACTTCAATGGTAATTTTTATGTTAGGTTTGAAGGTCTGTTCCCAACTAGCTTGACAGGAGTTCAGTATGATGCTAGTTTAGAGAATATCGAATACCTAACTGCAACTGCAACATTCAAGTTCACTAGGTATAGAATACAGAATGAACAAAGTATTGATTTATGAATTTTGAGACCCTTCGTAATAAATTTGAGAATCTCAGAGAGCAGTGGGCAGAAGATTCAGCAGTTGACTTTCAATTTAAGAACAAACAGTATACCACAGATTTAGGGCAACTCGCATTATCGATCCCCTTCCAACATAATAAATACTTAAACCATTACACTGACATTCAACAGATCAAAACTTCGTTGGAGTTTGAGATCCGCAAAGTGGTGAAGGAAAAACGTGAGTATTATTCTGGCGAAGCAGATGCCAAAACTTACGCCGCCAAACCATTTGGATCGAGCATCAAGACCTCAGAAAAAATGAAAGTATATCTAGAGTCTGATGATGAGATCATCAACCTAGAAGCAAAAATTAAATATCTAGACCAGATGCTTTACTGGTTAGATCAGGTCATGAAACAAATTTCCAACAGAGGTTTTCAGGTCAAGAGTGCCATTGAGTGGGAGAAATTTGTAAATGGACAATGATGACAACCCTCTCTGTTAAAAAGAAGAACGAAGTCTATGTGACTATTCAATCCGCTGAGCCTCATGTTCATCATGAGCTCTCGGACTATTTTTCTTTTGAGGTTCCAGAAGCAAAATTTCTAAAGAAAAATCCCAGATACAAATACTGGGATGGAACGATCAGATTGTATTCTCCTGGCACAGGTGAACTGTATGGTGGTCTAATGAATCACCTACATACCTGGGCAGCAGAACGCCAATATCAGATTGAATATGAAACCAATGATTGGTATGGATCCGTAGAAGAAACAAACGATTTTGTTTCTCCTGAAGGTGTCAAAGTCTTCATGGATAAAATCTGCAATATCAAACCAAGACCTTACCAATACAAAGCTGTATATGAAGCGGTTAAAAACAATCGCAAACTCTTACTTTCTCCTACGGGCAGCGGTAAGAGTCTCATGATCTATTCCCTCGTCAGATACTATACTGCTACCAACAAGAAAACTCTCATCATCGTGCCTACTACGTCCTTGGTAGAACAGATGGTCAATGACTTTAATGACTACGGATGGAATGCTGACGACCATGTGCATAAGATTTATTCGGGCAAAGATAAAAATACGGACAAACCAATTGTTATTTCCACTTGGCAATCAATCTACAAGTTCCCAAAAAGATACTTTGATGATATTGACTGTGTTATCGGTGATGAGGCACACTTATTTAAGTCGAAGTCCCTCACAGGAATTATGACTAAACTTCATAACGCCAAGTATCGTTTCGGTTTTACTGGAACGCTTGACGGAAGCAAGACTCATAAGTGGGTGTTAGAAGGTTTGTTTGGTTCGTGTGAACAGGTAACTAAAACAGATGATCTAATTAAATCAGGTTACCTATCTAAATTTAGGATCAAAGTTCTACTTTGTAAACATGCTCCTCAGTATTTTGACACATATCATGACGAGATGGAGTATCTTGTCGAACATAAAGGTAGAAATAATCTGATCAAAAATCTTGTCAACGATTTAGAAGGCAATACTTTGGTATTGTTCAACTACATTGAAAAACATGGTGAACCTCTTTATGAATTAATAAATAATACATTAGACCCAGAGCGAAAAATCTTTTTCGTTCATGGTGGCACTGATGTGGAAGACCGTGAGAAAGTAAGACAGATTACTGAACAAGAATCAAACGCTGTCATCATTGCATCTTACGGAACATTCAGCACTGGTATCAATATTAAACGACTACACAACATCGTTTTTGCATCACCTAGTAAATCTCGTATTCGCAATCTACAATCGATTGGTAGAGTCCTGAGAAAGGGTGATGGCAAAGACATGGCAACATTATACGACATAGCTGACGACATTGGTGGTCAGAACTATACACTCAGACACCTCAACGACAGAGTTACTATCTACAATGAGGAAAACTTTAAGTATGAGGTTATCAAAGTAAACCTTAGAGCAAATTAAATATGCAAGAAGAAGAGTTTTATGCAACTATTAAATTAGTAACAGGTGAAGAGATAGTATCTAAAGTCTGCTATATGCCAGACGAAGATAGTTTGATCTTAGAAAATCCACTTGAGGTTTTACCTGTAGAACAAACCAAGAGTAGTGTTAAGATAAATGGATTCACTTTAGTTGAATGGATCAGATCAACATTGGATCAGATGTTTGTTTTACCAAAACAACATATCCTTACCATGACTGAAACAGATAAAAAAATAGAGGTCTTTTATAAAAAGACACTCAAGAAACTTAACTCAGGTGTAGAGAACAGTCAGTTCACTAGAAAGATGGGTAGGATAGGATCCGTAAAGGAAACAAAAAAATATCTAGAAGATATATACAAGCTATAAAGCTTTAATTCCTTTGAACCCTTGACAGAGTTATTGTACTAAGTTTCTGAGGTTCTGTCAAGCTTGACATCACAGTGTCACAGTGTTACAATCTAAAGGCGTTCATAGCAAACAATAGGAACCTGCGGGATGACTAGAAAAAAAACTGAAAACTATGTTAATAACAAAGAGTTCCTTGAGGCTATAACTCTCTATCGCAATAAAGTTCTAGATGCAAAAGAGAAGGGTTTAGACAGACCTAGGGTTCCCAATTACATTGGTGATTGCTTTCTTAAGATTGCTACACACCTATCGTATAAACCAAACTTTGTCAATTACATGTTCAGGGAGGACATGATCTGTGATGGCATTGAAAACTGCCTCCAGTATATTGACAACTTTAATCCTGCGAAATCAAGCAATCCGTTTGCTTACTTCACTCAAATCATTTATTACGCATTCCTGCGTCGTATTCAGAAAGAGAAAAAACAACTTGAGATCAAGAGTAAGATTCTCGAAAAGTCTGGTTATGATGAAGTCATGCACACTGATACATTTGATGGTATGATGTCTGGTATGAACGCATCTTATTCCGACATGGGTAGTATTAAAGAAAACATCGAAACCAGAATGAATAGATAATGACTGATGAAAATGCCCTTTGGGAGGACATGAGGAAACTCAATGCACTCTACGAAGAACTTTGCTGGGGTTATGATGATGAACTAGTATTCACCCATGATGGCACCAGAGTGATAATCTTTAATAAAGACAAAGAGAATGAGCGAACATCCTGAAATTGCTGAACATGAATGGTTTGAATGTGAATATGGAACATATCGTGTCGAACAGAAACGATTTGGAACGTGGATTAGCTATAGTAAGGAAGGTGAGGAGCTCATCACAGGACTTACGAGGGAAATTGTCATTAAAATGTCTGCGTTCCATCTCGAAGGAGTCGCTACTAACTGGGCAAATTGTAGGACTTCCAAGCAATTCGATGGAACTGTTGGAGGTAAACTATGAAGATCGCACTAATCACTGATCAACATCTTGATGGTCGTAAAGGTTCTCTAGCGTTCTGGAATTACTTTCAAAGGTTCTACGATGAAATATTTTTTCCTACGCTTGAGAAAGAAGGTGTCCGCACCATCATTGATCTGGGCGACACATTTGATAATCGAAAGTCTATAGACTTTAATACTTTTCATCGTGTGCGTGAAAATTATTTCGAGAGACTGAGACCATATAATGTACACATGATTCTTGGCAATCACTGTACATACTATAAGAATACCAACCGTATCAACTCACCAGAACTTCTGCTAGGAGGGCAGTACGCAAACATCAGAATCTATTCTGAACCAACTGAAGTTTTGATGGGTAAGAAAGTATTCCTGATGCTTCCCTGGATCAATAAAGAAAATCAGGAAGAGGTGTTTAGATTACTTGAGGTGAGTCAGGCAGATAATGTTTGTGGTCACCTAGAGATTGAGGGATTTGAAGTTATTCCTGGCATGAAGTTTGATCATGGTGGTCTGTCACCATCAATCTTTAAAAACTTTAAGCGTGTCTGGTCTGGACATTTCCACCACAGATCTAAGAAAGGTAACATCCAGTATCTTGGCAACCCATACCAGATGTTCTGGAACGACTACAAGGAAGAGAGGGGGTTTCATATCTATGATACTGAGACTGACAAACTGAAGTTCTACAAAAATCCTTTTGAGATTTTTACCAAGGTTTACTACAACGATGTGGAGAATGACTATGCGTCATATGATACCGATCAGCATAAAGATACTTATGTTAAAGTTGTTGTGGAAGAAAAGAGAGACTACGCGCAGTTTGAAAATCTTCTGGACAGACTCTACTATGCTGGCGCACATGATGTTAAAATCGTCGAGACGCTAGTTGACACAACCGATGTCGATGATGTAGAATTTAATGTGAAAGACACATTGACTTTGCTTAGTGAGTATATTGATGAAATTGATTTGCAGGTAGATAAAACCGACCTTAAAAAATTGATGCAATCACTATACATAGAATCATGCGAAGTTTCTTAGAACGTCCATGTATTTAATCGCACTAGAAAATAATCCATCAGGAGTATATTCTGTTCCTGATGAAGATAATGATAAGATTATTCCAATCTTTGAGTGTGAATCAGATGCCGAAAGATACATTTCTTTCCTAGAAGAAGATCCAATTAGTCCAGACTTACAGGTTATTGAGATTGATGGAGATGTCATGGTCGCTGCATGTGTGTCTAGCGGTCAAAGATACAGTATAATTACCGAAGACGATTTTATCGTACCCCCAGATTGTTATGATTCACTTTCAAAAGATCCGTTGGAAGAACTTCCTGAGCACGGGTAATACCTTTAGTGAGATTGATTTTACAGCAGCTAGAACTAACCTCATTGTAGGAACTAACGGAGCAGGTAAGAGCACCATTTTGGATGCGCTTACCTTTTCTTTGTTTGGGAAACCATTCCGTAAGATCAACAAACCGATGCTGGTGAATAGCATCAACGAAAAGGATTGCATTGCTGAGATTGAATTTAACATCGGTAAGAAAGAATACAAGCTTGTTCGTGGTATCAAACCAAACAAACTTGAGATCTATTGTGATGGTCGTCTGTGGAATCAGGAAGCATCGCTTGTAGATCAACAGAAGAACTTTGAGAACAATGTTCTCAAGATGAACTACAAATCATTTACACAGATTGTGGTGCTTGGTAGCAGCACTTTTGTACCATTCATGCGTTTGTCTCTGGCACAGCGTCGTGAGATCATCGAAGACATTCTTGACATCCAAGTCTTCTCCACGATGAATGTTGTGCTTAAGGATAAGATCCGTGAGAACTCTGAGGAGATTCGTAACCTAGAGTCAGAAATTTTTCTTCTGGAAGAGAAAGTACAACTCCAGAAGAACTATATGTTTGAGTTGGAAAAACAAAACAAAGAAGCTGTAGCAAAGAAGACTGAAAAGATTAACGAGTATAAAAAAACTGAACTCCAGTCTAACGAAGACATTAGCATTCTCACACAACAAATCAGTAAACTTAATGAAGAAATGCAGGAGTATAAAACTTCTAGCGAAAAGATCAAAAAGTTAAACACTTTTCTCATTAAAGTGCAGTCTAAGTTAGATACTTGTAAAAAAGAACATGACTTCTTTGAGAAGAACCATGTCTGTCCTACTTGCACACAGGATCTTTCTGATGAGTTTCGTGATGAAAAGTTACAGACTGGTCAGACAAAAGTTGATGAGATGTTGGTAGGTTACAATGATATTCTCTCTGCAATTGGGGAGGAAGAGTCCCGATTTGCAAAGTTTACTGAGTTATCTACAGAAGTTAATAACATAAACAACACAATTTATCAAACAAATTGTCAGATTACATCAACTCGGAAGTTAATGGAAGATCTTCAAGGAGAGATCGTTGAGTTGCAAGCTATGAATCCTGACAAGAAAGCAGAGTTTGTAAAACTAGAGACGCTGGTCAACTCCAAAAAGCAACTCAACAAAGACTTTGGATCACTGAAGCAGGACAAAGCAATCTTAACAACGGCTACACAATTGCTAAAGGACAGTGGTATCAAGACTAGAATCATCAAGACATATCTGCCTACGATGAACAAACTGATCAATCAGTATCTTCAGCGTATGGATTTTTATGTCAATTTTACTCTCAATGAGAGTTTTGAAGAGACTATTAAATCTAGATACCGTGATGTATTTTCTTATGAATCTTTCAGTGAGGGAGAAAAAGCTCGTATCGATATCGCTTTGCTGCTTACTTGGCGTAGTATTGCTAAACTTAAGAATTCTGTGGATACTAACCTCCTCATTCTAGACGAGATCTTTGATGGATCTCTTGATCAGTCTGGCACATCTGATCTAGGATGGATCCTCCGTAACTTTGATGACTCTACTAGAGTGTTTGTCATCAGTCATAAATCTAATATAGATGACAAGTTCGACAGGACTTTGACCGTTGATAAAGAGAAGAATTTTTCTGTGATCACAGAGACAGCAAACGAAGTGTCCCATGCCCTGGTTGGGTGACCACTCCTGCTGTATGATATGTCCATACACGCAGAGATTAGATGACCACCCAGCAGATCAAAGGTAACCTTGCTCGCTTGCTCGCTACTGAGAACCTCATTGTAGAGCATCGTAAGGTCTCTACAGCGTCGTTTGATGTTGACCGCCGTGTCCTTACTCTACCGAACTGGGACCGCGCTTCTAACATCGTTTACGACTTGCTGGTGGGTCATGAGGTTGGTCACGCTCTGTTCACCCCCAATGAAGATTGGAACGATCGTGCTACCTGCCCTCGTGACTACATCAATGTGGTTGAGGATGCTCGCATCGAAAAACTGATGAAGCGTAAGTTCCCTGGTCTGCGTAAGTCTTTTGCTGGTGGATACACTGAACTCAATGAGCAAGATTTTTTTGGTATTGCCGATGAAGATCCTGAGACTTTCAGTCTGATTGATCGTATCAATCTGCATTTTAAGTGTGGTGCTACCTCCCTCATGCCTTTCGATGACGAAGAGAAAGTCTTTGTGACTCGCATCGATACATGTGAAACTTTTGATGAGGTCTGTCAGATTGCAAATGACATCTATGCTTTTGTGAAGCAACAGAAAGAACAGCAGAAGCAGGAAGATCTGCCTATGGATGCACCACCATCTCCTCAATCTGGTAACAACGACAGTAAGCAAGAACAGACTCCTACTGGAGACTCTGAAGAGTCTGATGATACTGAGATGAAAGATGATGCTCTTCAGTCAGTCAGTGATGACATGGACTACGATCCAGATGCTGATGAAGATGAAGAAGAGTCTAAGACTCAACAAAATTTTGACAGTGCATCTAACCAACTGACTGATTACAGTAGTAAGAATCTTGTCTATGTGGAGATTCCTGAGAAAATTGACATTAATTCTATTGTTGTTGACTGGAAAGAAGTCCATGACTGGATCGATGGAGAGTATGAAGCAGGTCGTGCTGGCATACATAGTGAACTGAATGAAAAATGTGATCGCGAATATCGTGAGTTCCGACAGAGTTCGCAGAAGGAGGTGAACTACCTTGTCAAGGAGTTTGAGTGCCGTAAGTCTGCTGACGCTTACGCTCGTGCTGGTCAATCTAAGACTGGTGTGCTTGATACTTCTAAGTTACATACTTATAAGTACAACGAAGATCTTTTCAAAAAAGTAACCATCATGCCTGATGGTAAGAACCATGGCATGTTGTTCCTGCTTGACTGGTCTGGTTCTATGGTCAATCAGATTCACTCTACATTTAAGCAACTCCTCAATCTGACTGCATTCTGTAAGAAAGTGCAGATTCCTTTTGAAGTGTATGCTTTCACTAATGAGTGGCGTATTGTCAATCACATCAAAGAGAATGCTGGTGAACTTGATCCTACATTCCACTTCCGTAGTGTGAAGCGTCACAATCTTACTGTTGGTGAGATCTCCATCAATCCAGAGAATTTCAATCTGGTCAACATCATTTCGTCTCGCTCTAATAGTAAAGATTATGAGCGTCAGTGTAAAAACATCTGGCATATTACTAGTTCTTACGACGACGGCACATATTCACATTCCAAAATTCCTTACGGCATGGAACTTTCTGGTACTCCATTGAATGATGCTATCGTCTGTATGAACTACATCATTCCTCAGTTCAAGAAACAGAATGACTTGCAGAAAGTCAATCTTCTTGTTCTCACTGATGGTGATAGTTGCATGGTTGGTTATGGTCGTCGGTCATTCGACACTTATACAGATGAAGAGAGAATCTATCGAGCTCGTATCGGTCAGAATGTTTCTCTGCGTGATCGTAAGACGGGTCGTGTGTATCCTGCATTCCAAGATGCTTTCCATGATGTTACTAATACACTGATTCAGCAGGTTCGTGACCGTTTTCCTGAGGTCAATGTTCTCGGTTTCCGCATTCTTTTGGGTTCTCATCTGTCCAATTTTGTCCACAACTATGGTCGTGGGTATGAAGGATACTCTGATATTGTGACTCGCTGGAAGAAAGAAAAATCTGTGGTAATCCAGAATCCCCTGTCATACTCTGCGATCTTTGCCATCCAGCAGAACAGTCTGGAGTCTGATACCGACTTCAATGTTGAAGCAGGTGCTAAGAAGGGTGAGATTAGTAAGGCGTTCAAAAAGATGCTGAAGAGCAAGTCCACTAACAAAAAACTACTCAGTTCTTTTGTCGGATATATTGCTTGACAACTTCGCGTTTACCCTATATAATTCTAACATCCCGTTCGTGGGAGCTCCCTATCAAAACATCTAGAACTAAACATGCGTAAGTGGAAATCCATTTGCCTGCAGTACAAAAAGTATGAGCAGGTACATAAAGAAAACATCATGCTCGAAGCATTTAAGATGCAACTCAGGGCAAACCCAAACAGTCGCCAGGTGAGATTCATTCGTAACGCTGCTAAGCGTTACTGCCTCACAAACTTTCCTACTGAATATCGTCAGATGGAAGAGAATGACTGGGATGATGTGGCAAAACGCCTGAGTGCTACATGGCAGCAGGAAAAGAACATTAACGATAAGTTTGCAAACTATCGTGAGGCATATCCTTCTTTCTTCTGGACTTCTAACCAGGAAAAGTCTGTTAGTGTCAAGGCTGTAATGTCTCAAATCAAACTTCCTTTTGACATTGACACTGTTGATGTTGCTACCCTAGCAGAACCAGCACCTTTGGTTGATGTGAAGAAACCATTTGGTCAGGCATACATGTCACCAAAGCAACAAGCTGCTTATGATGCTGCAAAGGCACAGGTGGATGTAACTCCTGTTTCTCCTACCACAAAAACTGCTGTTGTTCCGCCCACCGATGACATTCTCACTAAAATGCTCAGCATGTTTAGTTCGGCAACGATGACCACGCCAGACGGAACCAAAATCCAATTCCAAAAGTGACACACACCGCCCCTGACGGGGCGGTTTTTTTGTATATAATATGTGCATACAACACAAAGAACTCAATGCCTGCTCGTTCTGACCTAACCACCAACCAACTGACTGGATATCTCTCTGAAAATTACGGTAATGACATCAATGCTGAGAATGTTCGGTCTGCCTGCGATCACTTTGGTGTAACCTACGCTACTGCTACCAAGCGCCTGCGTGACTTTTATGTCAAGCGTGGCACTTGGAACCTGACTGTTCAAGAGAAACTTGAGCAACAGTATCAAGCACCTGCTGCTGTTCCTGTTACCGCTCGGGAAGAACAGAACCTTGTTCCTATCAAGGATGACAATTATGTCCCGTTCGGTAACTTCTCTGATGTAAAAAAAGTCATCCAGTCGCGACTGTTTTACCCTGCTTTCATCACTGGTTTGTCAGGCAACGGTAAAACTTTCTCTGTTGAGCAAGCATGTGCTGCTCTAAATAGGGAGTTGATTCGTGTGAACATCACCATTGAAACCGACGAGGATGATCTTATTGGTGGTTTCCGTCTTGTTAACGGCGAAACTGTTTGGCATAATGGTCCAGTCATCGAAGCTCTGGAGCGGGGAGCTGTGCTGCTTCTAGATGAGGTTGACCTGGCATCTAACAAGATTCTTTGTCTGCAATCTGTGTTGGAAGGCAAGGGTGTCTTCCTGAAGAAGACAGGTCGCTATGTTCAACCTGCTCCTGGTTTCAATGTGATTGCTACTGCCAACACCAAGGGCAAGGGCAGCGATGACGGTCGTTTTATCGGCACGAATGTTCTCAACGAAGCATTTCTTGAGCGTTTTGCTATGACCTTTGAGCAGGAGTATCCTACTGTCTCTGTAGAGACTAAGATTCTTGAGAAAGTTTCTGCTTCTCTTGGTGTCAGTGATCAAGATTTCTGTGTCAATCTTGCCAACTGGGCAGATATCATCCGTAAAACTTTCAAAGATGGTGGTATCGATGAGGTGATCTCTACCCGTCGTCTGGTCCACATCATGCGTGCCTTTGCGATCTGGGGTGATCGTATGAAAGCGATCAAAGTTTGTGTCAATCGCTTCGATGATGAGACTAAGCAGTCATTTGTCGAACTTTATGATAAAATTGACGCTGACATTCAAACTGAAGAGGAGTCTGCTGAATGATGATTACTAAAATTCAACCAGGAGATTGTACTTTTATTGGCAGTGTCATCCGCCTTCGTGGCGGTGGATCTGCCCGAGTGACCAAAGTTGATGGTGAACATATTCACTTTCTCAGTCTTGACGGTCAATCTGATTTCTGTTATTATGATCAAATCGAATACGTCTGTACACCATGATGAAGTATGATGAAGACGCAATTTTGAATGAGTTGCGTGACTATATTATCTCTACTTACAACCAACACTATTCGGCAGGCAATGATGCTATCCAAACTCTAGATCTAATCGAGTCTTGTGGTGATGCAGAAGCATTTTGCCGATCGAATATTCTAAAGTATGCATCACGATATGATAAGAAAGGAACCGCTCGTCGTGACATCATGAAGATTCTGCACTATGCTGTGCTTCTGATGCACTTCTCTGACAAATCCATCACCACCGAAACTTACCCTCAATGAGCACCGTCATCCTTTCAAACAATACTCTCAATGTCCTCAGAAACTACAGCACAATCAACTCATCGATTGTATTCCGACAGGGCAACACCCTACGAACCATCTCTAATGCTGAGAACATCCTCGCAAAGTTTACTAGCGAGGAAGTTTTTCCGATGGACTTCGCTATCTATGATCTTAGTCAGTTCCTTTCTGGGATCTCTCTGTTTAGCAACCCTCAGCTTGAGTTTGACAACGAAAATTTTGTCACTATCCGTGGCGGTCGTCAGTCTGCTCGCTATTATTTTTCTGACCCAGAGATTACGCTCAAATCTGCTCCAGAAAAAAATGTGAAGTTCCCTGGTGCAGACATCCAGTTCAACATGGATGATCAGTGTCTCAGTGATCTGCGTAAAGCATCTGCTGTCTACGGTCTTCCTGATCTGACATTCAAGACGGAAGCATCTCAGGACCAAGTAACCCTGATTCTGCATGACAAAGAGAATGAGACTAGTAACACTTACGAACAGGTTGTAACTGGTTGCGCTACTGGAGACTTCTCACTTGATGTGAAGATCGAAAACATTCGTGTTCTTCCTGGTCAATATTCCGTCAAGGTTTCTAAGCATCTCATCTCTGAGTGGACTAATATAAACACCGACCTTACTTATTACATTGCCTTGGAGCCCTGATGAGACATATCCTTTTTACACTCAAAGAGTGTAACAAATCGTTCTTGGATGACGAACAGTTTGTAAGGGATGTTGTCTATCAGGCATCAGTCAAATGTAAATCAACTCTACTAGCACTTAACTCACATAAGTTTGATCCGCAAGGTGTAACTTGTATTGCTATGCTTGCTGAATCCCACATCAGCATTCATACTTGGCCAGAGAAACGCATGGCAGTGTGTGATATTTTCACATGTGGTGAGCATACTAGACCCAAAAAGGGTGTAGAATATATGCAACTGATGTTCGATGCCAAGGACATCATCTGTAAATCCTTTACGAGACCGTTGGAATGAGCAAAGAGTTTCTGTGGGTGGAGAAATACCGCCCGAACATTGTCGAAGACTGCATCTTGCCTGATAGCATCAAGCAGGTGTTTCAGGGTTTCGTCAACCAAGGGGAACTCCCTAACCTGCTGCTGAGTGGCACTGCTGGAGTCGGCAAGACTACCATCGCAAAGGCGTTGTGTGAGGAGATTGGTGCTTCTTACATCGTGATCAATGGATCTGATGAAGGACGCTTCCTAGACACCGTGAGGAACCGTGTCAGACAGTTTGCTACGACAGTCTCACTGACTTCTGGTGCCGCCCACAAGGTGGTTATCATTGATGAGGCAGACAACACCACTAACGATGTTCAACTGTCTCTCAGAACCGCTGTTGAGGAGTTCCACAGCAACTGCCGTTTCATTTTTACCTGCAACTTTATCAATAAAATTATTGAACCGTTGCACTCCCGCTGTACTGTTGTTGACTTTCGCATCAAACCAGAGCAAGCGACAGTATTGCAAGGTCAATTCTTCACTCGTTTGAAAACTATCTTGACCCATGAACAAGTCGAGTTTGAGGACAAGGTTATTGCTAAGCTTGTCCGTAGGTATTATCCTGATTGGCGTCGCCTTATTAACGAGTGCCAACGGTATGCCGCTACTGGTAGTATTTCGTCTGCTATCCTTGTGGATGTTGCTGATGTTAATCTGGATGCACTACTTGCGTCCCTGAAGAAGAAAGAGTTTACTAATGTCAAAACCTGGGTTGTCCAACACATGGATAATGATCCCAGTATGGTTATGCGTAAAGTCTATGATAGTCTGTATGGTGTATTGAAACCTGCTTCTATTCCTGAGGCAGTCTTGATCATTGCAAAGTACATGAAGGACATCATTATCGTTCCTGATCAGGAGATCAATATGCTTGCCTGTTTGACAGAGATTATGATGAGTTGTGAATTTCGATGACTAAAAAAACTACCCCACAAAATGTAAAAGAAGCACATGAAGGACTTTTTTATGCTACAATGAATCTACCTGCTGCAGCTGCACACTGTGGTATGACCCAGAAGGAGTTAAAAATGACGTTCTTTGAGTATCTTAAGTACAATGCCCCAAACTTTGAAATCACTGAAGACACCGCTCCGTTACCCAGGGGGCAAAAGCAGGGCGCTAGCAAACCTGTTCCGATTCCTCCCCGACCTTTCCCAGGCAACCGAGTATCGTGAACCTTTCTTGGGCGGCGGTAGTGTCGCCCTTGAGGTTACTAAGCGATATCCTGGTATAGATATTTGGGTAAACGATCTGTACGAACCGCTGTATAACTTTTGGCGTGTTCTGCAGGATGAAGGCGCAAGACTCCATGATACCCTCAATCAACTCAAACACAGACATTGCGAACCTGTTTCCGCTAAAGTCTTGTTCCTCGAAGCTAAGGAATATCTTGGACAGGATGTTCGTAAGACTGATTCTTTCCAGCGTGCTGTGTCTTTTTATATTGTTAATAAGTGCAGCTTTAGTGGACTCACTGAGTCATCTTCTTTCTCCCAGCAAGCGAGCGAATCTAACTTTTCCCTCAACGGAATTGCTAAGTTGAAAGATTACCAAGCGTTGATTGGTAACTGGCGTATCACTAATCTTTCGTATGAATATCTTCTAACGGACGATAAGAAAGTCTTTACCTATCTTGATCCTCCGTATGAGATTAAAGATAATCTCTATGGCAGGAAGGGATCGATGCACAAGGGATTCAATCACGATCACTTTGCTATCAAGTGTGACAGGTTCGTTGGACCGCAGTTGATTTCATACAACAACTCTCAACTGATCAAAGATCGGTTCAAGGGGTGGACAGCTGCTGAATTTGCACACACTTACACCATGCGCTCCGTAGGGAGTTATAATACAGATCAAGCAGAACGCAAGGAACTAGTCCTTTTCAATTATGAAGTGTGAAGTCCGTCTCTATGTCGCTGGCACTGTGTTCACCGAAGAGGTGATCACCCGCAACTACGAAGAAGCACGCCAGGTAGCACTGGCACGCAACCCTAACGCCAAAGTTCTTGGTGTCACTGCCAAGTTCAACTAATGTCAGGCATCAATATCCTCACTGCCGAGAAGCAGGTCCCTGTATTCATTCTGCATGTGGACCCTGAGCAGTGGGGACTTTCTGATGTCATCAAAAAACATAGGATCAAGCATCCAGAGTCCCACAAAAGCAATGTCAATGCATGGCATAGTGCATGGGATACACACAAAGTCAATCCCAAATTTAAACCAGTTGCCAAGCACATTGTAGAAGCATGTGAGTTTATCATGGAAGGTTACTATGATTACTTTGACAAACTAAAGTGCAAGGAACTATGGGCAATGCAGTATGATGTAGGTGACTCTGCTATGAGACATGCACATTTTCCATACACATTTGCCTGTGCATACTATGTCGATGTCGAAGATGGGTGTTCACCCATAGTTTTTGAAGGTAAACTAAAAGTACCTGCTGAGACAGGTAGACTGGTCATTTTTCCTGCAGGTTTGCAGCATGAAGTGCCACCAACAGACTCAAAGAGAACCGTTATTTCTGCAAATATATGTCTTACCAACTGAAAGATTATCTGTATTCAATCAACCAATCCAAGAAAAGCATTCTCGATGATGATTTTGATGCTGAGCGAGGTTATCCTCCTTACATTGTTAACAGGTGCCTCAGTTCTTTCACTGACACTATCCTTTATGTCAATGAAATGAATAAGTGTCCACATTTACCCAAAAAATTACAATATGATTTTTTGCTAAATAGTGTGAAACCTAGGAAGCGTTTCTCTCCCTGGGCTCGCAAAGATTCTATTGATAATCTTGAAGCGGTAAAAGAGTATTATGGTTATAATGACGATAAAGCACTCCAAGCACTCAGGATTCTTACCAAGGATCAACTAGATAAGATTACATATTCATTGAGAAAGGGTGGAAATAATGAGCGTCGAAACTGAAATCCAGTGGAAGCAAACTGACATGGTTGAAGTGGTTCTGAATGAACCAGATGATTTTCTTAAAGTGAGAGAGACGCTGACTCGAATCGGTGTGGCATCACGCAAAGAGAAGAAGATCTATCAGTCTTGCCATATCCTACACAAGCAGGGTAAATATTTTATTGTACACTTCAAAGAATTGTTTGCCCTTGACGGTAAAAAGACAAATCTTTCTTTGAACGATGTTCAGCGTCGTAATAGAATCATTCAACTTCTAGTTGATTGGGGTCTGGTTGGCATCGATGAAGATGCAAAGACTAAGATTGCTGATCTTGCACCACTTAATCAGATCAAAGTGCTTGCGTTCAAAGAAAAGGGTGAGTGGACGCTAGAAAGCAAGTATAATATTGGTAGAAAGAAGCAAGAGTCATAATGCCCGAAGTGAATTTGCAGGGCACCGTCAATGATCTGGTAATCAAACAGAGAAATTGCGACCCTAAACTACATCGATGGAAAACTTGGGAACCTAACACACCATTTGCACCGAACTTGGATGTTTCTTTGTACTTAGATAAGTACCAGGGAAATCTTGCGTCTAACTTAAAACGCATGATTGAGAAAGCAGGTATTGGTTCTTACAACGAACAACTATCTGGTAATAATTTTTTCGGTGAATGGACTAAGTACAATATTTTTGACTGGAAGGAATCATGTATCCAAGTTCTTAGGCATAAGATATATCAGTCATATGTGGATTACTGTAAAGCAATTGATGTTCCTGCACTAAACCGAGAAGATATTTTAATTCGTGGATGGGCGGTTCGTCTAGAACCAGGCGAACCGATTGGTATGCATTCACATTCTCTACATGAAAATACATTTGTCAGTGGCAACATGAGTCTGGATGACTATCCAACCAGCACTGACTATTGGATACCACTTTTTAGCTTGTATCATGGACCATATGAGTGTCCAAATAAGAAAGGAAATGTTGCTCTGTTTCCTTCATGGTTACAGCATGGAGTGGCAAATAATATGACAGGTGAGGTTCGGTTTTCACTAGCATTTGACATGTTTGTCAAAGATAGCATCGAATTTATACTGAAAACCGAATCACAAAGTTCGGATCTTGCCCAAATTATACTGAAATCTATACCACTATAAGTGTTATAATTATATACGGATGCCTTCGGGATCCACAAAACACAAACTCGCTTAATAGGAGCTATCAAATGACCAACCTCATGAAGTACAATGCTGCCAACATGAATCAACTGTTGGATCGTATTAATAGGAACAGCATTGGTATGGACGAATACTTTGACCGTCTGTTTACACTACATGAAACGACTACAAATTATCCACCATACAATCTAGTTCAAGTCAGCAATGTAGAGTCTAGACTTGAGTTGGCACTCGCAGGTTTTAAGAAGAACGAAGTCTATGTATATACCGAATCAGGTAAATTATTTGTCGAAGGACAAAAAGAGGATAAAGAATCAGGCACAGAATACATCCATAGAGGAGTGGCTCAACGATCTTTCACCCGATCTTGGACATTGGCAGAAGATACGGAAGTTGGATCAGTTGAATTTGAGGATGGGCTCCTAAATATTACGCTCAAAAAAATCATCCCAGAGCACCACCAGCGTAAAGACTATCTTTGACTTGACACGCAGGGTGGTATACGATAAAATGACACTGTACAAGTTTGCAAACTATGACTGACAAAATCAATATTGAACACAACATTCGCATCGTCACTATGATGACGGGTGAAAACATTATCTGCAACTTTACGCAAGTTCGTGAAGAAGATAAGTTTGTTGCTTATCAACTTATGTTCCCTCTGATCATGAACCTTGAGGTTGATGGTGATGGATCTGAGACTGAGCAGTATCGCGTGAACTATCGTCGTTGGAATCTGTTTACTCCATACGAAGATTTCCGTATCAACCCTGCTTCGGTTGTCACTGCTATGCCACCCAATCAGGATATCCTGGTTAACTATGTAACTAAACTGAAGGAGGCAAATGTTGACCTTTCCTTCATCCCTAACAATGGAGAGGACATCATCAATGGAGGAAACCGTAGTACGGCTGCTGAAACTACAGGACCAGTGGCTGCTGAGTAAAGTTGAAGAGGTGGAGGAAGCGCAGTTTGGTGATCCAGATTGCATCCTCCGCCACCCCCGTGAGGTGGTCGATGGTGAACTGAGACCATGGCCACCATACTCAGATGATCCTGAAATCGTTATCAGGTCCTCTGATGTAACTGTCATAGCAGGTGCCTCAAAGGCGCTGCTAGCCCGCTATTATGATGAGACTGAAGGCACTGAATGAAGTTCTACACTAATGTTGAGCAGGCAGGCAACCGCCTGCTCGTCCGTGGTTATGAAGGTGGGCAAGCATTTTCATACAGGGTGAGTTTCAACCCCACCCTGTATGTTCCTACAAAAAACTACTCGGAATGGCGTACTCTAGAGGGTGATTGTGTCGAACCTATCAAGCAAGGTTCTATCAATGACGCTAAGGAGTTCATAAAAAAGTATAGAGATGTCGAAGGTTTTGAGATCTACGGCAACTCTAGATTTTTGTATCAATATATCGCAGAGGAGTATCCAGAAGATGAACTCAAATTCGACAGCAGCAGTATCCGTGTATTTACCATCGATATTGAGACCGCTGCCGAGAATGGATTTCCAGATATCGAGACTGCCGATCAGGAGATCCTTGCCATCAGTATCAAAGACAGCTTCACTGGTCGCATTATTGTGTTCGGGGCACGCCCATTCGATAACAAAGACCCCTTGGTGGACTACATGCATTTCAAATCAGAAGAGGGAATGCTGGGTGCGTTCCTCTCTTACTGGAATGAAAACTTCCCTGACGTAATTACTGGTTGGAATGTTCAGCTTTTTGATATTCCCTATATTGCTAGGCGCATTGATAGGATCCTTGGTGATAAGTATACTAAAATGCTTAGTCCTTGGAAGCTTATATCTTATCGGGAGATCTACATTAAAGGACGCAAGCAAATTGCCTACGATTTACCTGGAATTGCTACTCTGGATTACCTTGAACTATACAGGAAATTTACGTACACGAACCAAGAGTCTTATCGACTGGATCACATTTGCTCCGTCGAACTCGGAGAGAAAAAATTAGACCACTCTGAGTTTGATACCTTCAAAGAGTTCTATGAGAACGACTGGCAGAAGTTCATCGAATATAACATCCATGACGTTCGTCTGGTGGACAAACTGGATGATAAGATGAAACTGATTGAACTGGCATACACCATGGCATATGACGCCAAGGTGAATTATGAAGATGTGTTTAGTCAGGTTCGTATGTGGGATAACTATATTTACTGCGACCTTCTAAAGCGTAAGATTGCTATTCCCCCTAAGAAGGAAAGCGCAACTAAAACTGAGAAGTATGCAGGTGCTTATGTTAAAGAACCGAAGCCTGGATTCTATGATTGGGTTGTGTCTTTTGACCTCAACTCTCTGTATCCTCATCTCATTATGCAGTACAACATCTCGCCCGAGACACTCCAAGATACCAGACACTCAACTGCAACCGTTGATAAGATACTTAATAAAGAAGTAGAGATTGATGGTGAGTTTGCTGTGTGTGCCAATGGAGCACAGTACCGCAAAGACAAGCATGGATTTTTGCCTGAGATGATGAAGCGCATGTATGACAGTCGCGTCATCTTTAAGAAAAAGATGATTGCTGCTAAGAAACAGTATGAAAAAACTCCTACTGTTGAACTCATGAAGGAGATTGCGAGATGTAACAATATTCAGATGGCAAAGAAGATCTCTTTGAACTCTGCTTATGGTGCCATCGGCAACGAACACTTCAGGTACTACCGTCTTGCCAACGCTGAGGCGATCACACTGTCTGGTCAGGTATCCATCAGATGGATTGAGAACAAGATGAATGGTTATCTAAATAAACTTTTGCAAACTGAGGGCAAAGATTATGTCATCGCTAGCGATACCGACTCAATCTATCTTAATCTTGGACCTCTTGTTACTAAATTTTTTAGTAATAAGTCTAGCGACAAAGCAGCAATTGTTGCCATACTTGACAAGATCTGTCAAGAAAAACTGGAACCATTCATCGAGTCCAGTTATCAGGAACTTGCGGATTATGTTTCGGCATATGAACAAAAGATGCAGATGAAGCGTGAGAATATTGCTGACCGTGGCATTTGGACTGCGAAGAAGCGATATATTCTCAATGTATGGGACAGCGAAGGCGTTCGATACAAAGAACCTAAGATGAAGATCATGGGTCTAGAGACCGCCAGGTCGTCCACTCCAGCGTATTTCAGGGACAAGTTGTATGCAGCATTCAAAATCATCATCGGCAAAACAAATGATGATCTCATCGCTTTTATCAATGATGTCAAATCGGATACGCGCAACCAGAACTACGAGCTCGTCGCCTTCCCCAGAGGATGCAACGGACTTGCGAAATACTCTCACCCGACAGAGATCTACAGCAAAGGCACTCCCATCCATGTTAGAGGTGCTCTCCTCTATAACCACATGGTCAAAAAGAACAAACTGACACATAAGTATCAGACGATTCAAGAGGGAGAGAAAATCAAATTCATTTACCTTAAAACTCCCAACCCACTCAGAGAGAACTGCATTTCATTCTTTAGTAACATTCCATCGGAGTTCAACCTGGACAAATATGTGGATTATCAAACACAGTTTGAGAAATCCTTCCTCGAACCCCTGAAAAATGTGCTACAATGTATTGGTTGGACCCATGAAAAAACTATTTCCATTGGGAGTTTTTTTGAATGAGTAAAAAAGTATTTGTAGTCACATGGACCAACCACATAGTGGGTCAAGTTGGTCCAGAAGACATTAAGTGCTTTGAAGACTACAACACTGCCCGTGCGTTTGCAAAACTCATGGCGCAGTCCTATAATTATGTAAACTTTTACGAGGATGAAGCAACACAATGGGATTCCTAGATAGTGTAATTAAAGAGTCTGGCAATGAATTTGCTAGTTTGGTTAGTGAAGGAGTCGCTGCTGGCGACATTACTTCTTATGTTGATACTGGGTCTTATATTTTTAATGCCCTCGTTAGTGGTAGCATTTTTGGAGGTCTTCCTTCCAATAAGGTTACGGCCCTGGCAGGAGAATCAAGCACGGGCAAGACTTTTTTTGCTCTTAGCGTCGTTCGTAATTTCCTTGACGCTAATCCTACAGGCGGAGTCATTTATTTTGAGTCTGAATCTGCTATATCCCGTGAAATGATCGTCGAGCGTGGCATTGACAGTAAGCGCATGATCATCATGCCTGTCTCCACCATCGAAGAGTTCAGGACACAGGCATCTAGGATCCTTGACAAGTACATGAAGGAACCTAAGGATGAGCGTGTGCCTATGCTGTTCGTTCTGGACTCTCTTGGTATGCTTTCCACCAACAAAGAGATGGAGGATGTCTCTAACGATAAGCAGGTTCGTGACATGACCAAGAGTCAGTTGATCAAAGGTGCCTTCCGTGTGCTAACATTGAAGCTCGGACAAGCACAGGTGCCTATGATCGTGACGAACCACACCTACGATGTGATTGGTTCCTATGTCCCTACCAAAGAGATGGGTGGCGGCACTGGTCTGAAGTATGCTGCATCGACTATCATCTATCTTGGTAAGAAGAAAGAAAAAGATGGCACACAATTGGTGGGTAACATCATCAAGTGTGAGGCAAAAAAGTCTCGTCTAACCAAGGAGGGTAGCAAAGTTGAGACTAGACTATTTTTTGACGAGCGTGGACTTGACCGCTATTACGGACTACTGGAACTGGGTGAACAGTACGGAGTCTTCCAGCGGAAAGGGAATCGCATTGTTGTTGGGGAATCTTCCGTTTATCCTTCTGTTATACTTGCTGATCCCGAAAAATACTTCACCCCCGAAGTGATGGAACAACTCGAAGAGGCAGCAAAGAAAGAATTCTCCTATGGCAACTGAGCGCATCGAACAGACCATTTTACGCAACCTTCTTTTCACTGAGGAGTATTACCGTAAGGTGGTCCCTTTTTTGAAAGCAGAATATTTCCAAGATCAACATGAAAAAATTGTCTTTGAAGAGATTGCTGACTTTGCCAGCAAATATGATAAGATTCCTACTAAAGAAGTCCTTACGATTAATCTACAAAATCGTAACGATCTCACAGAGGAAGCATTTCAAGATACAGTATCGACCGTCAGTAACCTCACGGACGATTGGGTTGACTACGAGTGGCTCCTTGACGCAACTGAAAAGTGGTGCCAATCCAGAGCAATCTACCTCGCCCTTATGCGGTCGATCAAAATCGCAGATGGAGGCGATAAGAAAGTATCAAAGGATGCGATACCTAGCATCTTACAAGAGGCCCTGGCAGTATCGTTCGACGAACACATAGGACACGATTACATTGAACAAGCAGAAGAACGATATGATTTTTATCATAAAGTTGAAGAACGAATCCCCTTTGATCTCGAAAAGTTCAACTACATTACGAAAGGTGGTCTACCTAACAAGACTCTCAACATCGCTCTTGCTGGAACGGGTGTCGGGAAAAGTCTATTCATGTGCCATATGGCTAGTGCCGCACTCACTGAGGGGTACAACGTACTCTACATCACATGTGAGATGGCAGAGGAAAAAATTGCTGAGCGAATTGACGCGAACCTCCTCAATGTAAACATCAAAGATATATCTGAACTGCCTCAAGTTCTTTTCAATTCTAAAGTTCAGGAGATCGCTAGGAAAACTAGAGGCAAACTAATCATCAAAGAGTATCCCACAGCGTCTGCACATTCAGGACACTTTGGGGCACTCCTGAACGATCTCAAGTTGAAGAAAGATTTCAAACCTGATCTTATCTTCATAGACTATCTTAATATCTGTGCAAGCGTGAGGTACAAAGGTGCAATTGTTAACTCGTATACCTATGTTAAAGCGATTGCTGAGGAGCTTCGGGGTCTTGCTGTGGAACATAATGTACCTATTGTCAGTGCCACTCAGACTACTCGTAGTGGTTATGGCAGTAGTGATCCAGATCTTACCGATACTTCTGAGTCTTTTGGTCTACCTGCTACTGCTGATTTTATGTTTGCCCTTATCTCTACTGAGGAGCTTGAACAACAGGGTCGCATCATGGTCAAACAACTTAAAAACAGATACAATGACATCACTACCTCACGAAAATTCATGGTGGGAATTGACAGATCCAAAATGAAGCTGTATGATGTAGCGGACGATGCATCCGCAATCAGCATCGACACTGAAGATCCTGGTGAGGACTTCAATCAATTTGCAGAATCACAAAACCGTCTATCTAAATTTGCTGAGTGGAATGTATGACTATTAATTTTGACCGTTATGAAGAATTTGTTTCAGCAGTTACTTCAGACGCTTCTACAAACTTTGTTGATTTCGCTGACCGTATTGGTGATCTGGATCGACAAGGTGCCAATATTGAGAGACTTCTTACTGCTGGTGTTGGAATTAATGCTGAGGGTGGTGAGTTCCTTGAGATCATTAAAAAAATGGTTTTCCAAGGCAAACCCTGGAACGAAGATAATCGTGAGCATCTTATCATTGAGTTGGGTGATGTCATGTGGTATGTTGCTCAAGCATGTATGGCACTAGAAGTGTCTTTCGATGAAGTTATCGAACGCAATGTCAAGAAACTTGAGAAGCGTTATCCTGGTGGTTCCTTTGAGATCCGCCGATCTGAAGTTCGCGCAGCAGGTGACCGATGACTGAACAACGACTGCTCTCTGAAGTAAACTTTATCCTATTCACCAAGGACTCTTGTGGTCCTTGTGGTCTGGTAAAGCGTTACTTCAACGCTCTCAAAGATGACCGCACTAAACTCATTCAGGAAGTTCAACTGGAAGACTTCAGTGATGAACCTATCCCTGAAGAGAACCTTGCCATTGCTAAAAAGTATGGTGTGACTGCTACTCCTGTCTTGATTGTTACTGATGGGGACGGTAACCTGCTTGAAACCTATTCCAGCGGTATGCCTATCACCCAGAATATCCGTAAGTTGTGGACTAAGTACGGTGTATAGTTTCTGGATCCACCTAGTAGCATTCTTCCAAGTGGTTGTGATGAACTGCATTCAACCTGTCAACTGGCAGTATTGTTACAGGGTGGACCAGTGGCTCTTGCCAGATCTGGTAGAAGGGTATAAGATATGGTCTGGAGAGACCCACCCCTACCAAAATGAAAAAAACTACCTTAAAGACCTACCTCCCTCTAAATAGTTAGACGGGGGGTCTTTTTATATGCCACAAGTAAGAGCTACCAAACCAAAGATTGCTGGGAAGTATCCTCTGCAAATCAAATATAACTCCCAGGCACTTAATTCTTTCTATCAGACTCAAGCAGAACGAGTCTCGAATACGATTGATATTAAGGATGTTGTTGAGAAGCATAATCTCTCTAGTAATGCAGAGACTCATGTTCAACCAGTTGATAATACAAATTCAACTGAGAAGATTAAGTCTGCATGGGGTGTAAAGATTACAATCCACCATGCAAAGCATAGAAATTCTATCCTCAATAAAATATACAATGCTCTAGAAAGCAAAGCAGATGAGATTATTCTAGAGTATCAAAATTTCTTTGCAATGAACCTCTTAAATGTTGTAGTTAGAGGGTTCAAACTGACTAGGAATACTATCTGGTCTCAGGGATCCAATAGTATTTTCCTGGAGTGCGATGTGTTTGATGATGATGGTAATGTCACTGAGACATTTTATCCATATGCAATTTTTGCTAAGGGAAATGTCAAAGATCAGGGAGATCCGCATGAACTGATGACTGGTGCTTTGATTGCTATGGGTAGTATCATTCCAGTCGCCAACATTAATACAAAGGATTTAGTTGATAGGAATGCTGCATTAGACAATATCACAAATCGAATTCATTCCTATCTTAGTGGTAGTTCTAAGATGGTTGGATGGAAAGAAGCAGAGAGAAAGTTGATCCCAGGTGATCATGTAAACCTTGCAAAGGCACTGTCTGTTTCTAACTATGTAAATTATTTGATGCAGAGAAACGCTGCTACTGTGGTTAAAGTCTATCAGACTGGTGCTGCATGGGATGCAGAGATTAGGCACCTTGAGGGTGGTGGTCCAGAGAAAGATCAACTGATTAAATCGTACAATTCTGCCGATCTGATAGTACATTTTGTAAAATCTAGGGTTAATTATTACTGGGGTCTTTCACTAAAGAAAAAGTCTGGAGCAAATGATGATCCAACCTTATTGAATAAACCATTGGTTGGTGAAGCTTCTAAGAGTGGTAAGCAAAAAGCAGGATATTTGTACTTAAAGGCACAAGGTAATGAGAAGCGAAACCTAATCAAGGCAGAAGATAATTTTTGGAAACAGGTATACATGGTCAAGAACGGACCAGCACCTGAGTTTCCTAGAGGTAAAAAATTTGGTGACAATGTAGAACCCACTAACTGGCCACCAGATAAACTACCAGTGAATTGGAAGCAAAGACTTGATAGTCAACTTGCAGACAATGAAAAGAATGCTGCTTTGACTGGTAGAGAGTTTAAAGGTGACAAGTATCCTACTAACTTTTTCTTTAAAGAGTTGGACATAGTGTTCAGACGAATCATGAGTGTTCCAGCAAACTTCAGAGAGTTTCTGGACCTTGCATTTAGATTTGACATTGATGATTATGTAAACAATCCACACTTCTATTTCAGTCTTATCACTGGAACTGGTGATCTTAAGAATGGAAAGATTGTTGTGTCTAAGGTTGAGGAGAAAAGTAGTGCTTTGATGAAAGAAGTCTTTAATATTATGTTCAATAAAGGTGTCTCTAATCTTGGCAACCCATCTGCTGTTACTAGACCAGGCACCTTGGAACTGGAGACTACCAAGGGAAAGGTGCAGGCGTTCGCTTCCAATGCGACAGCTGCCAAACTGTTCTACACCATGTCCATTGACAACATGCCAGTGGTAAACTTAGAGGTGAGATACAAGGGTGCCATCACTTCATCGCCACAGTTCCAAGTCTTTATCACAACTGAGTTTAAGACTTACTACAAGCGAGCACAACAGATCCTAGAGGCAAAAGGAATCCGCACTGTCCTACAATGACTAAGAACCTTCACCTAGAACACATTGAAGATCTGATGCTGATCGAAGGATCGGATGGCATTAAGAGATCGTTTGACTATATTGATGATCTAGTAAAAACTTTCTCTGGAGCTCCAAAGAATAACCGTAAGATTTCTACTAAGTGGGATGGAGCACCTGCTATCTTTTGTGGTCCAGACCCAGCAGATGGTAAGTTCTTTGTTGCCAAGAAAGGTATCTTCAATAAGAAACCTATCCTATTCAAAAGTATCGAAGAGATTGATGCTGGTGAGAGTCGCGTTGATCTTGCTAACACATTCAAGGCAGTTTACAGGGGTATGAAACCTCTGTATGACAAAGGTAAACTGAAAGATGTTGTGCAGGGTGACTTTCTATTTCATGCTGGCACCAGACAAACCAAGGTTGTCATGGGAGAAAACTGTGTTCTGTTCAAACCACAGTTGATTGCATATTGCATCCCTGATCATGATGATCTGTATGATGCTGCTAAGAAGTGTAAGGTTTGTGTAGTTATTCATGCTAAGTATCCTGGCAATGGTGCTAAGACTGTTGCTGATTTGTCTGTAAACTTTGGTTTTGATGCGTCACACCTATCTACAGATGACTGTCTGATCATCAGTCCATTTACATCTGAACTTGGATCGAGTATGTCACTCACACCTAGTGAGAAATCTAAGTTGGTGAACTGGAAGCGTGCTGCTAGAAATCTTACACCCAAGGTAGCACCGTTTGTTGACATGATTGCACCTGAGCATACTGACAACATGGGTGTTGCATATCTACTGAAGCAATACTTTAATGCTAGGGTCAGGGAAGGACAGAAAATCACCAGTGCATCTAGATTTTATCAAGACTTTTGTGCCTGGTATGAGAATAAATTTAGGACAAAGTGGGAAGCACTAAAGAATCCTACAGCGATTACTAAATGGAAGAAAAAGTATTGCATCGGAAAGGCAATGCTGGTTGATAACAGGTCTGAGTTTATCAACATGGTAGCCCTATATAATACGATCCAGAATATCAAGGGCATATTCATACCTAAGTTTGAAGCAGGAGAGAGGTTCAAAACTTTCTACTACAATGAGGATGGAACTTATGAAGTTGGTGATCAGGAAGGTTATGTTGTTGTTAGGGAGTCAACGAACGCAGTAAAGATTGTTCAACGACTCGGTGGATTTAGCGAGAGAAACTTCAATGAGATGAAGCGTTGGGCTAAATGAACAGGAAAATCGTACTAGCATTCGGTAGATTTAATCCACCGACAATCGGACACGAAAAACTAATCGAAGCGTGTGCTACTGCAGCAAGGCAGCATGGGTGTGACTATAAAGTTTACATGAGTATCAAAGTTGATAAAGCAAAGAACCCTTTGCCCGCTGAAGAAAAACTCTGGTTTATGAAACAGATGTTTCCCAATCATGCTGAGCATATCTTTGCTGATACTGATGTATCGAATCCGTTTTTGTTGCTAGAAATGTTCAACAAAGAGTATGATGAAGTTGTGTTTGTTGCTGGTTCTGATAGAGTCTCGAACTATGAGTCCCAGTTCAATAAACATATGAACGGACCTACTGCAACTTTCTATTACAGTTCACTTATAATACAATCTTCGGGTGAGAGAGACCCTGACTCTGAGGGTGCTTCTGGTATGTCTGCTAGTAAGATGCGTGCAGCAGTCAAAGAAGGTGATATAATATCTTTTAGAAAAGGTATACCAAAAACTTTAGGACGCGCAGAGATGCTGATGCTATACAATGCTGTACATGATGGGATGGGACTATGAAAGATTTTAAAAAACTTAGAGAGCAAGCGACAAGACAATCACATAGGCAAGCACCCTTGAAAGAAGGTGACTTTATTATGTCTTCTAGGACAGGTGATAAGGGAACTATCCATCGGTCTGGTGTTAACTATGTGATTGCTATCACTGAGGATGGAAAAATGTTTCGTGAGTGGGTAAAGGATATTCGTCCTATAAATAAAGGATAGAAGATCTTCGACTTTAAACAATGGATAAGCAGAGACCTGTTAATAAAATCGCTCATAATGATGCATACTCTGCGTCGCTGATGGAGATGTATACAAATTGGATGGGTGGAGATTGCTTCCAAGGTAGTCATATCCCTGAAGCATTTGAAGGTATGGATCCTCAGTCTCATGGTGCTGAGATTGAAGACACCACCAAAAAGAAGAAGGCAGTAAAGAAAGAAAAATCTGTCGCTGAAGATGTTGAGATTCTTGAGCGCGAAGAGTATGAAATCGATGGATTTACTTATGTCATTGAAAAGCAGAAAGGTCTAGATGGCAAGGCATGTTGGAAAGGATACAAACTTGCTGGCACCAAGAAGAAAGGTGGTAAGACTGTTGACAACTGCGTTAAGGCAGGTTTTGAACCCGAAGGCAACGAGCTTACCGAAAAGAAAGTACAGTGCCCAGAGTGCAAAGGATCTGGTTGCGGTCACTGTGATGACAAAGGATATCATCTCAAAGAATACTTTGAGAAAGAGAATGGTAAGATGGTGAATGAGAAGAAACTCGATCCAGTAGGTAAGGAAGATTCTGATATCGACAACGATGGTGATGCAGATAAGTCTGATAAGTATCTACATGCTCGCCGTAAGAAAGTCGGTAAGATTGTTGCAATGTCGAAAAAGAAAAAATGAAAACATTCAAACAGTTCCGTGAGGAATGTGAGTGTAAAGATAAGGAACGCAAAGTAAAGAAGGCAAAGAAAACTGTTGAGGTGATGCCAACTGTAAAGGATGGTCCATCAAGAGAGTATAGACCTACAAAGTCTGAGTCTTTTGTTGGCAACTATCAAGGTCCCTTGTATGCAAGACATCCTGATCTGGTCATTGCGGAGAAAGCAGTCTCCAAAAAGCAACAGAAATTTATGGGTATGGTCCGAGCTGCTCAGAAGGGTGAGGGCGCGTCGTCGCCTGAGGTTGCCAAAGTTGCTTCCAGCATGAAGAAGAAAGATGTGAAAGATTTTGCATCCACAAAACACAAAGGGTTGCCTGAAAAAAAGAAGGCAAAACAATAAATAGTATGACTCATTGAGGCTCATACCATGCTTGCATTTCTACTTCCACTCGCATCAAAAGTAATCTCTGTTGCTGTTGCCAAAATTCCTGAGAACGAAGAACTAGGTGAAAAGCTAGTTGAAATTTGTCTGCTAATCCTTAGCAAGGCAGTTAAACTAACCAAGACAGAGATGGACGATCAACTACTAGAGGTCGTCACTAAAGCAATTCAGGCACGCGAAGAAGCGGCTGAATGATATCAGAGGGGGGACGCTAGTCCCCCTTCTTTATAAATAATCGTAGTCACAGTATAACTTGGAGCGCATCAATGTCTCTATACGGTAGAACTGACAGCAACGCCAATGTCACCAAGGCTAGCAGAGGCATTGCTGCATCCAGTCAAGCTAAAACAGTTGTCTTCGTTGATGAAACGGAAGCAGCACTCAAAGAAAATAAGGATCGTGGAATCAACGCTCCTGGATGGTGGTCGTATTACACCTACACCGATGGTTCTGGTGCAACTCGCCACAAAGCAGAGCACCTAGTCACTCTTGCTAATGCAGATCTCAACACTAATGAGACTCAGAGTGACGACACTATTGCAGCAGATGTTCAAAACATCGTTACTATTTCTGTACAACCTGCAGATGCATCCGTAACAGCACCTGCTGCTGGAACCTTCTCGGTTACTGCATCTGTCACGAGTGGTACAGGTACGATTGCATATCAGTGGCAACTCAGCACAGACAGTGGTGCTTCGTTCTCTGATATCGCTAGTGCAACATCTTCTTCTTACACCACCCCTGCAACCACTGCAGTAACACTTGACGAGAATGGATATCAGTACAGAGTCAAACTCACCACTGATACAGGTGCTGCTGAAGTAGTTTCTACCGCTGCTACGCTAACTGTTGCATAATTTCTAAATGAAATTTGATGAATTGAATCAGGATAATTGGATCCTCTTTGCTATTAAAAATTATGATAATCCTCAGTCAGTAACATACTCTGACTTTGAAGAGGATTTGAAACGCTTCAAGTATATCAAGAGGCTCCTTCGTAGACATGAGACTACGGGGGAGCTTCGTAAACACTTGATTCTAAATCATATTATATTATTGTATAATGTGTTCGGAGACGCAGCAACCCTGCTGCTCTTCTACAAGATCGAACCAGCATACTGGCCAGTCATTAAATCGTTCATGCTCTTTTTGAATAGATTACCTAAATCACTAAATAATGATATCGATCAAAATTGTCTCAGAGAGTTAGATCTAATATGAAACCGATTGATGAAATGACAGCTGGTGATGGTAGCAGTTTATCACTGCCACCTGCTTTTGTATTTGTTAATCCAAAATCTGCTCGTCGATACAAAAAGAAAAACCAAGACAAAGTTGATGGTCGCACTAGCGGTGCCAGAAACTTACTCTCCAGAATTCAGCGAAGAAAAATGAAAGAAGAATTAGAAACCATCATCTCTGAAGCTGCTCCAACTGAAACTGAGAGAGCTCAGAAACAAATTGGTCAGATGAAAAAACTGAAGCGTCAGAAAGAACTTCAAAAGAAGAAGGATGACGCTAAGAAAAGTATGCAGGCAAAGACTGGTGAGATGAATATTCTCATGAAGGCACGCCTTGCAGACTTTAAAAAGAAAGCATCTAGTCAGACTAGTAAGCTTAAGAAAATGAATAACTCTACAGAATTTACAACAGGTGAAAACATTATGGAAAATCAAGATGTAGTACAGGTTGCACTCGATGTGGCAACTAGTGAACTAAACCCTCAGGGTGAACAGTCTTTTGCGAAGGTCACATTCAGTGACGGTAGCACACAAAACATTGACAACTTTTCAGCGAAGCGTATCGCTGCTTGTTATGGGCAGTTAGGTGACACTCATCAGCAGCAGTTCAGATACCTTCTGAACAAAGATGCTTCTACTTATCAATCTGCCCTAGACTTTGCCATTCGCAACGTTTAATCATGGCATTCGGTCTTGGTAAATTAGCAGTTTTAGAAAGTAAACTGGACATTTATGAAGATCTCTCCAAAGAGATGCTTGACAAACTTGAGAGAGCGGTAACAACCATCTCTGACAACAGCAACAAAATTGCTATCGTATTAGAGAGGCATGAGAATCGATTGGATGAAAGTGAGCGTGCCGATAAACTCATCCTCAAAATGATGGAGGAGATGAAGATTCAAGAAGACAAGAATCATACGATTCTCAACGGAAGGATTGATCGCATTCAAAAGAAAGTAGATACCAACGCTAAGTTTGTAATTGGTGCTGGCGCTGTACTTGCCACCCTTGTGGCAGTGTTACAAGTGGTCCCACCTGTCATCAAAGTCTTGACTCCCCAGACATCCGCTGTTAGTATGGATACAGTGACGATGCCTGTTAGTGAGTTATCTTGATGTCGAATACATCCAACTAGTATCCTCTCGTCTGACACTCTTCAGTCGTAAAAAGGATGGCCTGTACAATTTCAGGTGTCCTTATTGTGGCGACTCACAGAAGAGGCGTAATAAGGCGAGGGGATATTTGTTTAAGATCAAGAATGACTTTGTGTTCAAATGCCATAATTGTGGGGTTGGCAGAACATTCAGTAACTTTTTGAAAGATCAGGATGAACATCTTCATGATCGATATGTCATGGAGAGATTTAAGAAAGGCACTACAGGAAAGCATACCACCGTACCTAATCCTAAATTTAATTTTAAAACGCCCACATTTGATACAAAAAAAGTTTCCCTTGAGAAAATTTCGGACCTAAATATTTCTCACCCAGCGCGAGAGTATCTTCAAAACAGAGGCATCAAAGATCTAGATTATTTTTACTATTGTCCTAAGTTTAAAGACTGGACAAATAAACAAAAGAAGATGTTTGATAACCTCAGGCAAGATAGTGCTCGCATTATTATCCCCTTCAAAGACAAAGAAGGTAACCTCTTTGGATACCAAGGCAGATCGCTCGCCCCTAAGGCAAAACTCAGATACATTACGATCATGCTGGATGAGGCACAACCCAAGATCTTTGGACTGGATAGAGTAAACAATAATAAACCAATTCATATTGTAGAGGGACCATTTGACTCGACCTTCCTTGAAAACTCTGTTGCTATGGCTGGGTCCGATGCTGATGTTCGGTCGTTTGGTTGGAGCAATTATATTTGGGTTTTTGATAATGAACCACGCAACCGAGAGATTATCAACCGAGTCTCCAAAGTCATTGACCGAGGAGATCAGGTAGTCATTTGGCCCTCTAAAATTAAAGAGAAAGACATCAATGACATGCATCTTGCTGGACATGATGTTCAAACTCTGGTAGAATCTAATGTCTACCAGGGACTAGAAGCAACCCTTAAACTGAACGATTGGAAAAAAGTATGAGTAACGGTCACGGTACAAAAGTTCGTAAGCGTAATGGGTCTGTGGAACCCCTCAACCTTGAGAAAATCCATAAGATGACTGCCGAAGCATGTGATGGTCTTGGCAGTGCTGTAAGCGCATCCCAGGTAGAGATGAATTCAGGGATTCAATTTTACGATGGCATCACCACAGCAGAAATTCAAGAGATTCTTGTTCGTTCTGCTAGCGACCTGATCTCATTGGACGCACCAAACTATCAGTTTGTTGCTGCTAGACTGCTCCTGTTTGGACTTAGAAAGCAGGTGTTTGGACCTGAGTGGGTGAATGGACACCTATCTATCCTTGAGCATTGTTACAAGTGTGTAGGAGATGGTCTGTATGACGGAGAGATTCTGTGTAAATATACTACAGAAGAGTGGGCAAAGATCGATACTTTTATTGATCATGACCGTGATCTTCTATTCACCTATGCTGGTCTGAGACAGGTTGCTGATAAGTATCTTGTTCAAGACCGTAGTTCTGGGCAGGTCTATGAGACTCCCCAGTACATGTACATCATGATTGCTGCGACACTCTTTAGAGATTACCCACAGGAGACTAGGCTCGATTATGTCAAACGATACTACGACTCAATCTCAAAGCACAGGATCAACATTCCCACACCTATCATGGCGGGAGTGCGAACTCCACTTCGACAATTTGCTTCTTGTGTTCTTGTTGATGTTGATGACACCCTCGATAGTATCTTTAGTTCTGATATGGCTATCGGCAGATACGTTGCACAAAGGGCGGGTATCGGTATCAACGCAGGTAGAATCCGTGGCATCAACGCTAAAATCAGAGGTGGAGAAGTTCAACACACTGGCGTTGTTCCTTTCCTTAAAAAGTTTGAATCAACTGTACGATGCTGCACACAAAATGGGATTCGTGGAGGATCAGCAACAGTCCACTTCCCAATCTGGCACCAGGAAATAGAAGACATTCTAGTCTTAAAGAACAACAAAGGAACAGAGGATAACCGTGTCAGAAAACTCGACTACAGCATCCAACTCTCCAAACTCTTCTACGAGCGATTCATCCAAGATGGAGACATCACCTTATTCTCACCTCACGATGTCCCAGGTCTTTATAATGCTTTTGGCACTGACCAATTTGATGATCTCTATACAAGCTATGAATCTGATGGATCGATTCCGAAAAAGACTATCCGAGCTCAGGAACTAATTCTAAATCTACTGAAGGAGCGTGCTGAGACTGGTCGTATGTATCTTATGAACATCGACCACTGCAACAGTCACAGTTCCTTCCTGGACAAGGTGAACATGTCTAACCTGTGTCAGGAGATCACCCTACCTACAGATCCTATTCAACACATTGATAAGGAGGGTGAGATTGCTCTGTGCATTCTGTCCGCTGTCAATGTGGGTAAGATCCGTAACCTAGATGATCTGGAAGAACTCTGTGACCTTGCTGTGAGGGGTCTGGAGGAGTTGATTGACTACCAGGAGTATCCTGTTGAAGCAGCACGGGTGAGCACTCTTGCTCGCCGTTCTCTGGGCATCGGATACATTGGATTGGCACACTACCTTGCCAAGCATGGAGAGCAGTATGATTCTCCTGAGGCATGGAAACTTGTTCATGATCTAACTGAAGCATTCCAGTACAACCTTCTCAAAGCATCTAATGAACTTGCTAAAGAGAAAGGTGCCTGTGAGTATTTTGATCGCACGAAGTATTCTCAGGGCATTTTGCCGATCGATACATATAAGACTGATGTTGATGAAATTGTACCCAACGAACTGAACTATGATTGGGATACTCTTCGATCCGAAATACGAACACGAGGACTACGACATTCAACACTGTCTGCTCAGATGCCATCGGAGAGCAGTTCCGTTGTGTCAAACGCAACAAATGGAATCGAGCCACCTAGAGGGTATCTGTCCACTAAAAAGAGCAAAAAGGGACCGCTTAAACAGATTGTCCCGCAATACGGCACTCTTAAAAATAGCTACACGCTTCTCTGGGATATGCCTGATAACACTGGTTACATCAACATTGTTTCTGTCATGCAGAAATTTTTTGACCAAGCAATCAGTGGAAACTGGAGTTACAATCCAGAAAAATATCCCGACAACGAAGTACCCGTGAGTGTGATGGCAGGTGACTTCCTGAAGACTTATAAGTATGGATGGAAGACCTCTTACTATCAAAATACATACGACATTAAGAGTGACGAACCACAACTAACAGAGGAGAAGAAAGAATCGATCGAAGACCTACTCAACCAAATTCTAGACACCGAGGAAGAAGATTGTGACAGCTGCAAAATTTAGAGTTACGGGGGAACCTATGCCAACTAGTGTCAAAGGTATGACAGTCTTTAATACAGCAAAGACTGACTCCACGAAACAGAAGATGTTCTTTGGACCCCCTCTTGGGGTCCAACGCTATGACAAATTTAAGTACCCTGTGTTTGATAAACTTACGCAGCAACAACTAGGTTATTTTTGGCGTCCAGAAGAAGTATCACTACAGAAAGATCGTGCCGACTATCAGACACTTAATGAAGCACAAAAGCACATCTTCACTAGTAACCTTAAGTACCAGATCCTCCTGGATTCTGTACAAGGGCGTGGTCCTGGGATGGCTTTTATACCTTACTGTTCTCTACCCGAGCTTGAGGGTGCCATGAACATCTGGCAGACCATGGAGATGGTCCACAGTCGTTCTTATACACACATTATTAAGAATGTATATGCTGATCCATCGGAGGTCTTTGATAAGATTCTGGATGATGATAAGATTCTTCAACGGGCACAGTCAGTCACCCGTGCTTACGACGAGTTCCTACAGGCAGCACAGGAGTGGGGTGCTGGTAACCAGTGGGAACATGCGTTAGAAGACTGCGAATCTGCACAGTGGGAACTCTATGAACTTAAAAGAAAACTCTATAGAGCGGTTGCTAATGTCTACATTCTTGAAGGCATTAGATTCTACGTCTCGTTTGCATGTAGTTTCGCCTTTGGCGAACTTAAACTCCTGGAGGGATCTGCCAAAATCATTGGATTCATCGCACGAGACGAGTCACAACACATGACCATCACTCAGAACATTCTAAACAAGTGGGCAGCAGGTGATGATCCTGACATGGTAGAGATTGCTAAGGAAGAAGAACAGAATGTTTATGCGATGTTTAAGCAGTGTGTTGATGAAGAAAAATCTTGGGCAGAATATCTATTCAAAGATGGTTCTATCATTGGTCTGAATGATAAACTGCTTGCTAAGTATGTTGAGTGGACTGCCAACCGTCGTCTGAAGTCCATTGGACTGAAGGCAATTTTTGACACTCCTATCAGTAATAATCCTCTGCCCTGGACAGAGCACTGGTTATCCTCTAAGGGTATGCAGGTAGCACCACAGGAGACTGAGGTTGAGTCTTATCTAATTGGGAGTATCAAACAAGATGTTAAGAAAGATACGTTCGCTGGTTTTCAGTTATGACGAAAGATTCTTTGCCTGGTTGGAAGGTAAAGGCACTTCAAGATCCAAGCGTGAGCACACGCCACGCGAGGATCGTGATGGACGGACCCAAGTCTCTCAGCGAAGCGTGGGTCCTAAGCGCCATGCGCCTCAAGTACCAGATCCTTGGGACTGATTGAATGGAAAGTAATACTATATTATTCGAGAGTGATCCACCACAAACTCCATACGCACCAGACTATAAGTATCTAATCTATGAAACATATCATGGAGATGCTATAGACACTGCTGAGATTGCTCGGTTTTTTCTACAGAAAGAGGACGAGATTCTTGCCTTACCAGAGTCTGATTCTGGTGAGACTGGACTGCCTAGGAAGAGCACTACAAACAGACATAGGAACTATAATGTCTTTCAATATCAAGACGAATGTTCTGAGTTACTTAAACTTCGTAGAGCGATCAAGAGAGCACATAAAGAGTATGGTAGAACATTGTTTGGCGACTTCTATAAGTATGACAAACGATTGTTCATTAGATGCTGGGTGAATATCATGAGGAGAGGTCAGAAGATCATGCCTCATATTCATTCAACACATCCACACACATATCTTGGTGGACACTTTACTGTAGCATGTTATGACTCTGCTACAATCTATCTCAATCCGATCAATCAATTGCATAATGGTGAGAGATATCAGAGTCACAATGTGGAAGGGAAACTAACTTTGTTTCCAAATAATGTTCCACATGAAACTACTAAACACATGGATGACAGACCTAGGATCACGATTGCATTTGATCTAACTCCTATTGCTGACCCAGGATCCACTTTGATACCACTATAAATACCTAGGAGATTACATCATGAGTATGTGGCAGAAAATAAAGAGTATCCAAATCCCTGGTACTATCTGGAGTCCCCTTTTGACGGGAGCCTTATTGGGGACAACTATGGTTTTGTTTACAAGATTACCAATCGCACCACGAACCGTGCGTACATTGGACGCAAATACTTTTGGCAAAAACGAAAGCCTAGATCTAACAATCAAACTGGAAAAAGGAGAAGAGTTACGTCTGAAAGCGACTGGCGCAACTACTATGGATCTTGTCCAGAGCTTAAGGATGCTATTAAAGCAGAAGGACGGGATGCTTTTCTGAGGGAGATCCTCTCTTTACACATCACCCCTGGTCGTGTAAACTATGAAGAGACCCGTCAACTGTTCCTTCATGATGTTCTGACGGCACGCTTGACAGACGGCACCCCTGCCTTCTATAATAGCAACATCCTCGGCCGCTACTACCGTAAGGATTACTTTGAGCCACCCTCGCCTTAGGCAAGAGGTGGATGTCGAGTTCTATTAATTTAATGTTTACTAAATTCCTGCCACTCGCGTTGGCAACCATTGTACCTGCTGCTTGTGCCTATCCGAGCATCAGTGAAATCAAAAATCCACCTGCTCTCACTGTAGAACATGTGGTTGGTTTGGTTGATGCCGAGAAAGTGGTTGAAATCAAAGTAGAAAATAATACTTGGAAGTGTCCTGGATGTAATTACAATGAAAAATACGTCCTTGAAAAACTCCAAGAGAAAACAAAAATCTCTGACCGCAATGCCCTTGCAACGATCATGGGTAACATTAAGTCAGAGAGCAACTTCCATCCCAACATATGCGAGGGAGGGGCTAGAGTTCCTTACAACCGTTGCTATAGCGGGGGGTATGGTCTTATTCAGTGGACCTCAGTAGGACGCTACCGAAACCTCGGTAAGTTTGCCACTAAATATGGTTACGATCCTTCTACACTTGAGGGTCAGACAGCATACATGATCAACGAAAGTGTCTTTCAACGCTACCTTCCCGAATTTGAAGGTCGTGGTAAGACAGTCGATCAATACATGGTTGCTGCATACTATTGGTTGGGTTGGGGTATCAAAGGACATCGACAACTCTACGCATACGATTACACTAAGAAACTAGTTTGGTCATGATTATTCAAAAGTTGACAGAGATCATCAAACCAAAAAAGCAGGAGGTTGAAACTCAAACCTCTTTGCTTGAAAAGAAGGCAGAACCTTTTCAGCGTGGTTACACTGGGACTGTTCCTGCACCACCTTATCTCAAAGAAGATGAGTGGTTTGATCAACCAGTGTTGTCTGAAAAGCAACTTGAGATTCGTGCTCAACTTGAGAAAGAGAATCATCTTATCCCTCTGTCCGAAGATCAATCTCCCAAAGAGGTTGACAACATCCATGAGGTGATGTACAATATTGCTACCAGTGGAGGCAAGACCACTACTCAACTCAACCCTATGCCTGAGTTGGGTGGTGGTTCTGAAAACTTCCAGTCTGGTCCTAGTGGTTGGATGTCTGGTACAGGTATGCGCCAGTTTGGTTAGGGTCTCTGACCCTTTTATGCTTCAGTAGCTCAGTGGAACAGAGCATCGCTCTTCTAAAGCGTTGGTCGCTGGTTCGAGTCCAGCCTGAAGCGCCTTGTCGGTATGGCGGAATTGGTAGACGCGCCAGGTTTAGGTTCTGGTGTCTTATGACGTGGAGGTTCAAGTCCTCTTACCGACACTCGCTCGAATAGCTCAGCGGTAGAGCAGCACCTTTACACGGTGAATGTCGGGGGTTCGATCCCCTCTTCGAGCATTACTCATATGAGGTTAAATGCTTACAAATGTTATCCGCTCGATGCAAAGTATGCAACAAAGAGTTGACCAGCACTAGCAAAGTCCAGTGCTGTGGTTGCTCTAATCAAATGCATGTCGTAGATGATACGGTTGGCGCAAATGACTTGAGTCAAGTTGTACTACTGAATCATAAAAAGAATATTAAATATCAGGGAATTCTGACACATGATGACCTAAAATACCAGGAAGAACGACGCAAACGAAAAGTTCGTAAACTTGATTTTGAGGAACGCTAATGATCAGTCTCGATGACCGTTATCACTCTTACCTTCACACCAACAAATGTTTTTATATTGATGGGGTATGTGAAAAGGTAAAGGGTTATGGTTTTGAGTGTGATAATGTTAATATTATTGGGTACTATGTATTGACAACTAACTACAAGTTGCATTATAATCTCGAAGAACAGTTCACTTATAAAGAAAACCTTATCGGGGTATAGCGCAGAGGTAGCGCGTTCCGTTTGGGGCGGAAAGGTCGCAGGTTCGATCCCTGCTACCCCGACTTGGTAACCTACCAACAACATTATTAAGATGAAAATTTTTCTAGACAGTGCAGATGTAGATGCAATTGCACAGCGATTTGCCACGGGACTTATCGATGGCGTGACTACAAATCCAACTCTTATTAGAAAGAGTGGTAAAGATCCTAAGAAAGTTTACCGTCAACTTCGTGACATTGGTATCACCGATATCAGTATGGAAGTTGTAGGTGCAGTTGGTGAGATGTTTACTGAAGCACGAGAACTTTACACTGAGTTCAAAGATGTCTGCACAGTAAAACTTCCTTGTACTCTCGATGGTCTGCAAGTTTGTGAGTCCATCTCAGCACAAGGCATTCGCACTAATGTTACCCTTATCTTTAGTGCTGCTCAGGCAATCCTAGCAGCAAAAGCAGGTGCTACATATGTCTCTCCATTCATTGGTAGATATGATGACAACAGCATCAGTGGTTTGGAACTGGTTCGTTCTATCACTAGCATCTATCAAGTGCAGGGTGTAGAGACAAAAGTGCTTGCTGCTTCCCTGCGTGATGTATACAAAGTGTCTCGTTCTTTCTACAACGGAGCACATATTGTTACCATGCCTGTTGGTGTCTTTGATAAGATGTACAATCATGTTCTGACTGACAAAGGTCTAGAACTTTTCCAGAAAGACTACGACGAAACGATGGCAATGTTAGGCAATGATTGAAGTAACATTAGAAGAGTTTGAAAAAAACTTCGATGCATATATGGATCGCATCGAAACCGAAGGAGCAGAGTTCCTGATTCGTAAACCTGATGGCAAAGCAGTTGTTGCTGTGCCAGCTGGACAACTGGAACAAATGTCAGAGGCAGTTGGTGAAGACGACTGGTATAATACTTACAACGACCACGACGACGCTTCATGATCAAACCAACTGTCATCCTTGAGCAGTCTCCCTATCGCTTTGTACAATGCGGTACTATCGCACTCAATGGTATGCCTGACTATCGCATTCAAAAGTTTGACGAGTGGACCAAGCGATACAAAGACATGTATTTGCTTGACAACCAGATGCAACTTGATGTATGCTTAGAAGATCCTGAGTACACCAAATGGTTAGATCCTGAGGGTGTCCCTTGCTACCGCAAATACGACTGATTTACTATGTCTTGTTCTAACATTTCTACTCATGTTGATAATGCCATCGAAGAGGTGCGTCATGCACTGATTCATGCGCTGGAAAACAAAACTGAATCTCGCGTCCAAAAACTTTTTGATGTTATTGCTGTGCTTGACGAAGTAAAGCGTGACCTAGGTTACAGTATTTCTGAGGGTAATCCTAAGGAATTCTGGACTGATGCTACTGATTATTATGCTACTGACACTAGTCCGTATCGTTTTGATCTGAACTCTGATTACCTCAGCAGCACCCGCGTTGGTGGTGATCTCGATGCACTCGATGATGTTGTCACCTTTGGTGCTGCACAACCAGTCGATCTTCCCACCAGTCTTGGTAAGGATGTTATTGACTTTGGTAACTACAAGTCTCGGGAAGACTCTTAAACTCGCCCTGGTGGAGCTAAGCAGAATCGCTGCTGGTCCAGTCTCGGGATGACTTTAAACGCGCCCTGGTCGGGATGGGTCATCGACCCCTCGGGTTTCTTTGTTCCTAAAACAAAGTGGTGCGGGTGATTGCTGCCGCCTGGTTTACATGTTCCAGTTAAAAATATGTTGGTGGTAAATCCCCTTCCGTGTGGTTGATTTCCTATTTTGCATCTGAACTAAAATAGGTGGCGAGCCTGGAGTTACTCATGTTTTTCATTCCACATTTTCAATATCATATCGAAGAGTGGGCAGATCAAAAAGATCAAATTCTTTCTGACCTGTATGCTTTTCATTCGCGTGTTGTGGAATGTAATGAGGGCGACACTATGCACTCTAGTTACTATGAGGATACCGATTACTCAGAGTTTCAACCATTCATTGATATGATTGCCCCATATCTACGAATGATGAGTGCAGAGGTCCTTGAAAAGGGATACTCAGAAAAACCGATTGATGATATCTCTCGCATCTGGTTTCAAATCCAGAAGCAGTATGAGTATCACAGTCTCCATAATCATGGCATGAGGGGTTGGTCTGCAGTCTTCTATGCAGACTTCAACCCTGCTGTCCATGAAGCAACCAAGTTTTACTGTCCTATCTACACGGTAGACGGTGAACTTGCTACCTTCCAACCTAGTGTACGAGAGGGTGACCTTTTTATTTTCCCTGCACAAATTAATCATGAGTCGGTTGTGCAACGCAGTGAAATTACTAGGACAATTATTTCATTAAACCTACACTAGATTTTTTGCGGGTGTGGTGTAGCGGTAACATGCGAGCCTTCCAAGCTCTTGTCACGGGTTCGATCCCCGTCACCCGCTTTTATAAATACTTCTAGCTAAAAAATATGTCTTCGGGACTGGAAGTATGTCGAAACTATTAGCGAACCAGATCGCAAATTACAATGATAATGGACCAGTAGAAGCTAAGGAAGGTCTTAATATTGCACAGAATAAACCACTGGAGTTGGGTGGTTCTGCTGGTAATGCTGGACAATACTTAGTTAGTAATGGTTCGTACCCTATCTGGCAAGATCTTCCAACGATTCCTGATGCTCAGGTTCAGGTTGACTGGAATGCAACCACTGGAATCACATCGATTCTGAACAAACCAGCACTGTCTAGTGTTGCTATCAGTGGTAGTTACAATGATCTGATCAATAAACCAACCATTCCACCTGCTCAACTTCAGGCAGACTGGAATGCAATTAGTGGTGTAACATTTATTAAAAACAAACCAGCACTAGCAACAGTCGCAACTTCTGGATTGTATTCCGACCTAGCAGGTCGTCCTTCTATTCCTGTTTCTCTATCTGACTTTGGTATTGGATCGCAGGACATTGACTTTGGATCTTACAGAATCCTGTTCTCCAATGTCTATGCAACTCTGAACGATCTTCAGGCAATTAACGCTAGTACATACCATGGCATGTTTGCACATGTCCATGCTACTGGTAAAGCATACTTCGCACACAATAATGCTTGGGTCCCCCTTGCAAACGAAGCAGATCTTCCAGCGTCTGTACCAACCACACTTGGTTCTCTTGACGATGTTGATACAACTGGTGTTTTGGATGGACAAGTTCTGAAGTGGAATGCTGCTTCTAGTGAGTGGCAACCTGGAGCTGATCTTCTAGGTACTGGTGGTAGCGGTGGTGCTACTGTTACTACTGATGATGTTGCACCAACTGGACCAGTAGACGGAGACCTTTGGTGGAAGTCCGATGAAGGCAGACTAAAAGTTTATTACAATGATGCAAACACTTCTCAGTGGGTCGATGCATCTCCACCACTGGCACAATCAACAAATGTTCCTGTTGCTGTTGGATATATTTTTCTGGATGGAACATCTCCAACATGGACTGGAACGACAGGATATACAGTATCTGGAGCACAACCTGGCGGAGCAGGAACTGATTATGTAATTACTTTGACATTCCCAACAGCATACTCAGCAAGAACAGATTATATTGTTCAAGTTACTTATGACTCAACTGATTATGTTTCTGGAAATGGCGCGTCAATTGGTGTTGCTAGAGGAACAAGTAGCGTTGTATTCACTCCAAGGAGATGGAATGAAGATCCATTAAGTCTAGGTGATATCATGGTTACTATTACCAATCTCTAAATAACACGGAAGGAGCATACAACAAATGGCAATCGATTTTCCCTCAACTGGTGGGCAACCAACTGACGGTACATTTACACACTCATCAGCAGGTATCACCTGGGAATGGGATGGTACTTCATGGAAAGCTCGTGGTAGTTCTGACGCATACACACTACCAATTGCAAGTACAACTTCTTTAGGTGGTGTTAAAGTTGGAAACAACCTTGCAATTACTAGTGGTGGTGTTCTAAGTGCTACTGCATCTGCAACTGATCTGGATAGTTTGACTGATGTTACTCTGACATCACCAACCAGTGGACAGGTTTTGTCTTACAATGGAACTGCTTGGGTCAACGCAGCAGGTGGCGGTGGTGGTGGATCTACTGATCTTGTCAATCTAACTGACACCACTATTGCTAACCCAGCATCCGATCATGTTCTAAGATATGATGGAACTGCATGGGTCAATGGTGTTGTTGAAAATGTAACTTTGAATGCAGTTACTACTCCTGCCGCAGCACATAGAATCACACTGACTGCAAATGGTATTGCAAGTCAGAAACTAATTAACGATGCTGCTCTCCTTTACTATCCACAGACACAGTTGCTGACTGGTCCTACTAATGTTCTGCAGAACAGAGCAACTGCGAGTGATACTGCTAACAGTGTTGCTGATGGTGTTCCTGTTGACATGACTATCGCTTGTGCTGGAACATATGCACTGCTGAAAGTTGAAACTGATATCCCTGCATGGGTTACAATCTATGTTGATGCTACTAGCAGAACAGCAGACTCGGGAAGAGTTGAGACTGCAGACCCAGCACCTGGAGCAGGTGTCATCGCTGAAGTTATTACTAGTGCCACAGGTTTGACTCAATTGATCACACCAGGAACAATTGGTTTCAATAACGATTCTCCTGTAACCTCTAATGTTTATGTTAAAGCAGTGAACAAGAGTGGTGCAACTAATGATCTTACTGTTACCCTAACATATGTAAAACTAGAGGCTTGATATGTCTGAAAAGGTTTACGTTGTAACTCTATACAAGTATGAAGATCTAGAAGATTTTTATACTGAGATGGAATCGAATGGATTCCGTATACATCTGAAGCGTCCTATCAGTAGAAACACACACTACTGGATGACTGATGAGCAGGCAGTAGAATTACGTAAAGATTCTAGAGTCTGGGATGTTCAATTGACTCCAGAAGAACTTGGCATGACGCCAGAAGCGAGTGGATATTATGTAAACACAGAACCCTATACAATCAGTGGACAGTTCTGGAAGAGTGATACTACTGCACCAACAACAATTGATCCTACAGATTATCAGTGGGGTCATATTCATTGTGCAGGAACTACAGCACAAAGAAGAAAGGGTATATTCGGAACTGGTAATGTAGAGAAGGTAACTGATACGGTTGAAATTTTTAACAGTGGTAGACATGTTGATGTCGTCATCTGTGATGACCCAGTATCATATGATTGTACTGAATGGGATAGTCTTAGTAGTCCTGGAACCAGTAGATTTGTTCAGTATGATTGGTTCAATGAACTCAATCAGTATGTAAGTTCCATTGATGACGACAGTCAGACATTGCCAACTGGTACTGTAACTTACAGAGACAATGCAACTAATCCAACATACCACGGAACTCATGTTGCTGGAACTGTAGCAGGACAGCACTACGGGTGGGCAAGAGAAGCAAACATCTATGGTCTTCAGGTTCTAGGAACCATGCCATCTAACCAGACTCTTCCTGCTCTGTTGATCTTTGATTATCTAAGAGCATTTCATCGTTACAAACCAATCAACCCTGCAACTGGTAAGAGAAATCCAACAGTATGTAATCACAGTTGGGGGTATGGATATGGTGGATGGGGCGATGTTTCCATCGCTGAGATCAATAATATCTATGATTCTGCCACTGGAAATAATTACAACGCTGGCAATCCAAACCCTTCTGGTTGGACTCAAGCTGGAATCGACAAAGACTTTGGCGTTGGACCTAGACCTAATGGTAGATTGAATGCAATCTATACAGCACTAGAAGCAGATGCTACTGATGCTATGGAAGACGGTGTGATTCAAGTTGGTGCTGCAAATAATAATAACCAACTGCAGGTTCACCCAAGTGATTCTAGATACGATAGCATTGTTACTAGAAACGAAGGCAACTATCCTTTGTATAAAGGATCTGCTCCAACAAATGCACCTGGATTTATCTGTGTAGGTGCTATTGAAAACAGAGACGATTTTAGAAGAGCAACCTATACAAACTACGGTCCTCGTGTCGATATCTTTGCACCTGGATCTAATATTGTTTCTGCATTTGGAACCACTGGTATTGCAGATAGCAAGTATGGTGGTAGTAATTACTACTATCCTATTGGTGGAACTAGCATGGCATCACCACAAGTATGTGGTGTCCTAGCATGTGTAGCATCTGGTAAAGACAGATTCACAAACGATGATGCAATTCAGTATCTTCGTAGAACTGGATTGACTGGTGATATGACATTTGATATTGGTGGCACTGCCCCTGGAACATTTGCTTTCGATGTTCCATCAGCAACATTCTCTGACTATAGTTTGACTGGAAGTGATAGACTTAACACTTGGATTAATCAGGCAGACCCAGATCTCTTTATCTATGAAGGAGATACAATTACATTTAACATTAACAATCTAACATCACACCCATTTGAAATCAGATCTGCATTGGGTGGACCAGCAGTTCCTGGTGTTGTTAACAATGGAGCTACGAATGGATTGGTTGAATGGGATACGACTGGAGTTACACCTGGAACATACTATTATCAGTGTACCGTACACTCTAGTATGAATGGACAGATTAATATTCAGGAATCTGATCAAGGATCTCAGGCAGACAATACATGTCAGCAAGGTAGTCCTAACCTAGAACTTCGTGCCGTCAATGAAAGACAGGATGTAATTGACAACGGTGGATTCGTTGATCATCTTAATTTTACTAGAAGATTTGAAAAGTCAAATCAATTGTATCCTAGAAGGAAGTCTATATTTATTGCCGACGCATAAATAGATGAGCCTTGACTCTCTATTATGTCGGATACAAAACCCGCTGTAGAGAAGCAAGACCACGATGAAGATAAAAGTGAAGTTCTTGGTAATTTGGTGAAAGTTGTTGTACTTATATGGTCTGCTTCTCTTCTCACATTCTCCTATGTTAGACTTCCAAACGGTCAAAAGATTTTAGATTTCGACCCAACTTTTATTGCATCTGTGTTTTCTGGATCGCTAGCTGCGTTCGGACTCTCTCCTGCTAAAGCAGGTGGCAATGGCAATGGCAAAGCAGCTCAAGCGAAAAAGGAAGAACCTCTTGTTGTTTCAGCTGTAGAGCCAAAGAAAGATGCAAAAGATTATTAATATTGTAGCACTGCTGTCTGGTCTCACCTCTCTTGGTTTGATCAGTGGCAGTGCTTATCTTTTATTGAATAAAGATACGCTTATTGAAAGCGCAAGACAAAATGTAACCACTGCTGCTACCGAAGCAATCACCCAGGCACTTCCTGGTTTGATTGATGCAGCTATGCCTGAGTTACCTAAGACTACAGGTCCTGCTACTAGTATATTACCATGACAAATGACACATTCAGAGTAGGAGATCCAAATAAAAAACCATCTGGGTTTAAAATAATCATCAGCACTGTTGGCGCACTCTTTGCCATCTCACACATAGGTCTTTTAGGTTATCTGATTGACAGGAAAGAAGAACCACAAGTTCCTCAGGTTCCAGTCATTAATATTCCTAGAGGAGACTATTCATCTTATAGAATCAAAGCTGGTCCTGATGGATATGAAGTTGAGTACCGTGCAAACGATCCTAAAATTCTAGAGTCAGAGAGGTCACTCGATCTGAACAAAGAGAAGCGTGGAATGTTTGGTGGTGGATCTGAAGAACGAACAGAGTATCGTCGTGATCAGTACACCATGGATGGCACTCGCAACATCGGAGGTAGCGTCTCAGACGCTGAGGGAAAGACGAATGCAAAAAGCGCCGAGTGTATAGCGGCGGACGCTGGAGCACGCGCTCAGGGTGCGATGGCAGGTAGTGCTATTGCTGCTGGAGTTGCTGTTCCTGCCCTTGCTAGCGTCCCCTATGTGGGTTGGTTGGCAGGTGGTTGGGCATTGCTGTTAGGTCAGCGTGCTGGTTCCGAAATGGGATCACAAGTTGGACAAGTATTTAATGATTGCTAATGAACTTTGAATTGACGATGGAAGACTTTACCATCATACAGAATGCACTTCATTACTATAAAAAGGTGGAAAAGTATCCTAACTTTGCACATTTTGATGAAGATCGTATCAATGAACTGCGAGACAAACTAGCAAAACAGTTGTGTCCTAATACATTCGGTGACTAAATGGAAATTAATGATATCCAAATTGATATCAATGATGTAAACATACCCGACATCAGAGTATATCAACCACCTAGTTGGACAACAAATCCATCATCAATATTTGCTGCACCTCCTGTGACGCAGCAGATTGGTGTTCCTGTGGTTGATATACCTGGGTGTGTAGAGGCACATGAACAAAACACTAGCAGAGAGAAGAGTGGTATTCTCAATCAAGATGATCCGAAGGGTGTAAAAGTATATTGTGATGCTGGTGTTCCATCATTTAATCCGATGGACTATGATAAAGATAATCTTGAGTTTAAGTATGAAGCACCTGTACCACCAGTAAATCCTACTCCACCAGCACCAGATGTTCCTAAACCAGCAGCAGTACCAAAAGAAACAGCGAAGACTGTAAACTGTCCTACCCCAGCACAGGAAGCAAAGGAACCTGTCGGCACAATGGTAGAGGGATTTAGGAAGAAAGTTATTGAGTATAAATTACTGGGTAACGAATGTGTACAAATCACCGAAGCGGTTCCACTACCAACACAAATCGTTGCTGGACTTCCTAGTGGTGGTCAGGTCATGCAGGTTGGCGGCGTTGCTGTCATTGCTACAACATCAGCACTACTAGCAAAACCGTTGGCAGATCTGCTATTGAAAGCAGTCAAACCAACGGTCAAGAAAGTTATTAAAAAGATTGCTAAGATCAGGGGGAAGTCCTTGCCCGTTGAGTCTGTAAAGGACCGCCGAGATCAGCAGCGGATTCGCTCACACGCGATTCGGAAGTTGAAGGGGAAGGAATAGAATGTGTATGTGGTGTGATAACATTCTTTCCAACTACCATCACATCAGCACAGATCTTTGCCATCTCTGTACCAGGACGAAACATAATTCCAGCTTTCATTAACTCACCACAATTTTTGAGTCTCGCAATCTCAAAATCCAACCTCTTATTAGCATGTGCTTGTTGCATCAATTGGATGTTAGATGCTGCTGCTTTCTTACACAGATCTTGTAAATTTTTATCTATAGGTGTGCTCCATGTCATAGAGAAACCTACACCTAAACTATAGTTATCTTTCTGTCCTGTTCTAGTTTTTTTGGTGAACAAAATATCGCCAGGATTATCAATACGCCCATCACCAATAGGTTTTCCATCATCATCAAAGTCGCCAAAGTTATCGGTGACATCATATACTGGGTCATTAAAGAATGGTTCGTATGGTTTAGAAGCAGAAGCACTTCCTGTTACATACGGAGTGAAGTTGCGAGTGGGACCTTGACACTGTATCCCTCCACCATATGTGTTTGTAATGTATGGTCCTTGAAGGACTTGTATAGCCTGGTTTGTAACGGAGCCTGAACTGTTAGCCACAGGAGAAGCAGTAGCAGAAACACCACCAATAGTTTCAGCATAAGAATTTAATGGTAATAATGATCCGAGAATAACTGCTCCAATTATTGACTGAAAATGGAGGTTGTGTCGGTTACGCTTGTGACCTCTGTCACCCTTTGGATGATCGTATGATTTTGTAAACCTGGAGAAGACAGAGTTTCTGTAAACTGAAACGCTGCTCCTGGTGTTGTTTGTGTGAAGGATGGTTTTCCTGTTACCCCAGTCCATGATGATGTCACTCCATTAATAGTTACATTGTTTGATCCTGTCGTAGGAGACAGGTTACCGCTAGCGGTCACTCCAGATCCAGTCACAGAGTATTGATACCCTGTGCTATAGTCCATCGAGTTGATTGTTTCAGTGATCTTACTTGTAGTCTCAGTGTGGCTAGTCATGGAGCCCTGTGTGAAGTTCGGGACCACTGGGACCGCTTGCGCTGCAGACGACCCCAACAACAATGCCACGAAAAGTAATCTTCTCATGACTATTTAACCTCAGTCAATTACAGTGATCTCACTAACAAATTGTCCTGTTGCAGTAGTACCAGCACCACCAGCCGTCACGGTTAGAGCACCAGTTGTGCCTAAAGTACCTGCTAGACTACCAGCAGTGCCAGCTGTATAACTTGTCATTGATGAGAAGTTAGGAACATCACCTACAGTAGGAGCAACAGTTGGGATTACATCAGCCTGAGTAAACGACTGACTGTAAGAGAAAGCATTTCCATCAGTTGCCTGAGTTGCTGTGATAGTACCAGGAGCAAGGATACCAGAGGTAATTGTTCCAGTAGAGACAGCACCTGATGTGGAACCATCAGTAGTATTGATACCACTACCAGAAATTGAGTATGAATTTCCCACACGAG